ATCTGGTTTCAACCAACGTCCCGTCAAAATCGAATAGCAGTATTCTTTTGTTTTTAATATCTATATTGTTCATCATTTTTCACTCCTACTCTTTTTTATTACCCTAAACTGAAGACGGAATAGATTACTGTCTTCTTTTATAATATCATACACAGCATAAGAATTTTCTCCTATATCCCATCCAAGATAATCGAGCAGGTCTTTTAAGTAAATTCTCTTGTATTTTACACCAAGGTTATTTACCTTAAACGATCTCTCGTCTTCAACATCAGAAGCAGCCAGATAAAAGACCGTATTTTCAACTCCTTCAAATATCTTCCCTTCTTCTAAGCCGATAACAACCGCATCCGTTACCCCCATCCAATTCAAATTATCGACAGAGATAGTCATTATCTTACTTTTACTGATTGACAACTTCCGGATCTTGCTTTCTTTAGTTTTAGATCCTAAAAAATCCTTACTGTTAAAAAAATCTACTTTCATGGTTATAATGTTTTATATTGATGTTGCAAATATACATAATAAATAATCAACAAAGAAATAAATAGGATTAAAACATGATAAAAAAACCATAGCGCTACGTATTTAATAAAAATAAATCAATGACGTAAGATAATAAAAATAATCATATATTTGTCGGTATCTTAATCAATTAAAAATAAATGTCATGGCAGAAATGAAAATAGGTTTTGTAACCTTCAATCCGGGATCAGGTGATGGTGATCAGGCGGTTACCGTATCAGGTGAAAAATACGAAGGTCGTGTACAACGCACGCAACAAGTAGAATTTGGTGCCGAATCTGGGGGAGTTAAGAAAAGTGTTACCATAAACCAATCTCCGGTAACTGAGTTCGTAAAAATAGATCCTACTGCATCTGTAGGAAAAGAAGGTGGTACTGTAACAATCAACGGTACAAGTAACTCAACTAAGTTAACGTTCTCCTTAACTCCGGACAAAACTCATCCTCTGACGTTGGAAATACCTGCCTCCTATCAGGCGGCAGGCAAGGCTACCAACAACGGCGCTGTTATTGCTGACGACCCTGGTGCAACAAGGAGCTTTGCTTTCAGTATCGTATTCTCCGATATTGCTGCGAACACTGAAGTAAACGATCTGGTAAATACTCTTAAGGTGACGGCCGCTGGTGGTCAGACAGCTAATACGGTTATTACCCAGACAGCAGGTGATCCGTTCTTGGAAATAGACAAGAAGGTAATTAACTTGGATGCAAACGGTACTCCTCAGACTATCAACGTTAATGCAAACATCAGGTGGACTATCACGCAAGCTGTTTCTAAGTTGGTAAGGAAAGTAATGAAATAACAATTACTTACAGAAAAAGAAAAGGGGCGTCTATTTGGCGTCCCTTTTTTCTATGCATTGTATGTAGTATTTATCTTTTTGCCTACTGACAAAAATCTTTTTAAAAATCATCTGTTTTATGATATGGACTCTTTTCCCGTCATCTAATTCCCTCCATATTTCATTAAAGATCAAATCTATTAATTCCATGACCTTCTTATCAGAGACAAGATTCTTTCTACCGGGGCTGACCCATCCATCATCAGTCATCTTCGTGGCTATTTTATTAGCTATCCTGCTTAATTCACGTGGGGTGCTCATTTTAATACGTTTTTAAATATTCTACCTTTTTCACACTGAAGTATGCAGTCTCTCATGGGATGATCTTGTTCATGATCGTCACACATCGGAAATTCTTTTCCATAGGGAAAAGCGATGTGCGGGCACTGCGCCCTGAACGCATCCCAGGCCGACTTCCTTACAGCCTCAGCTCCGGCACGCACGCCCTTCTCTCTTTCCTTGGCTGGGTCTGCATACACGTTTGAAATAGCTCTTTTCTTCCAAGTAACCATATTATAGTAGAACTTATCTACCAGTCTCCTACCCACTACATCAAACTTCTGTCTATGAATTAAAGGTGCGGTCTTAACGACGTTCATCCTATTTTTACTAACATCTACATAAATCAGCCCAGCATAAGACGGGACCTCACTTACGTCAATCATATTAGGCGGACAAGCGTAATAAAAATAGTTTGGAGGATAGCTTATGACACCACCTACCTTAATAATGCCGTCTTTAAGAACCTTATGTTTTTTATCCTTTTTGAAGTCGTTAAAGAAATCTTGTTTAGACATCTTGACCTCTACTTCATAAGCGTACAATGATCTTGTTATGGCCAGGAAGTCAGATTCCCAATCGTATATATGAAGATTATTAATAACATACATCGGATTACTTAACAATCTACAATTAAGAATTTGTAATATTTGTTGTTCTGGATAATTCACGTTATTAAAGCGAAGGTCCGCTAACGTTCTTACCACATGCCACTACAGCAAAAACATTAGCAGACCTGTTTAAATTCGTTATCCGGCTTTGTGGCATGATCCGAATATGAAGCCGATGGCGGAATCGAACTGCCATAAAAGGTTTTGCGGACCTCCGGCTAAACCATTCACCCAATCGGCCATATTGTAGTCCAGCCGGGAATCGAACCCGGAACTAAAGTTTAGGAAACTTCTGTTATATCCGTTTAACTACCAGACTATTTCTGTCTGCTATGTTCACACACCACAAACAGCGATATAATTAACACTTTACACAAAATATGTACCGTTATCCAAGGAAGGATCGAACTTCCGCTAACAGAACCAAAATCTGTTGTGCTACCATTACACCATTGGACAGTGGTCCCGGAGGGATTTGAACCCACGATCTCGATGTTATGAGCATCTTGCTTTTACCACTAAGCTACAGGACCTTAAGATATGCAGGAATCTTCACAGACGCCTGCATATAACAGCTAAATTTTTAACCAATAATTATCCTAAAAACTCTCTCAACGCAAAGTTAAGCACTAACCAACAATATGGCAAACATTAAAACTTGACATACTCCCACGCCTAAAGCGCGTGGGATTCTTGGATACAAACGCAAGAAACCCTGATATTGCTATCATTGGAATCACTCTTGCTCTCCAATTCGGAAATGCCCTTCCGAAGTTTTTTTTTATTTGAAACTTTGACCCAAAGTTAATCAAATCAATTCATCCACTTGCTAAAGCATAGTGTATTTATTGGTTAAAATATTATAAAACCATTAAAATAACTCACTTCTTTTTTTTCTTCTTCTTTTTAGTGTCTTTTACTTGTTCAGCTACGTTTTCTGGATCCACAATATCACCAACTTCTTCCTGAATCACATCTGTATCAAGAAGCGTATTGTATTTCACTTCCTTATTTTCATCAAATTTCTCCGGTTCTGCTACATCTTTATCTGATTCTTCATCTTTATCTAATTCCGGCTCAGCAACATTGTTTTTATCTTTCCCGATTATACCTATTTGGTAGCCTCTTAATTCTACTTGCGTCAATTTCAGCTTCGATTCTAAATCTTGTATTGTTTTGGATCCAACCAAAACCTCGTTTTCTAAATTACCTATTTTGATTTTAGCTTCAATCAACTCATTGGATTTCTTTTTTAAGTCGGATGATATTTTACTTCTCTTCTCTTCTAAGTCGCTAATTCTATAATTAGCATTACCAAGTTTAGAATTAGCTTCTTCAAGCTTTTCTGTTTTATCCTTGATACTTTTTATTAGTTTTTTCTGATTATTATTCAGTCTTTCTATTTCCTCTTTAGCTACGGAAAGGTCTTTACCAACAGATAAAATCTCTTTGTCTTTTGAAGCTATATCCGATTTAAGATTGGAAATTTCTTTATTCTTCTCTTCTATTCTTTTTTCGTAAATAAAAGCCATATTTTGCATTTCCTCAACCTCTTTTGCGAGCGTTTCGGATTTTATAGCCTTTTCACGATACATCGATAGTTTGCTATCGGTAATGAATGTAAAACCTAACATACTCATTGTAAAAATATTTAAAAATTATTTAACTCCTGAACTACCAAGACCTTTTTCTCCACGATCATTGTCATCTTCAATCTCTATGTCTTCTACTTCCTCTAATAACATCTTATACTGAGGAACGATTTCCATTTGAGCAATACGATCGTTTTTATGAATTACAGTCGGTTTTTTATTGACCTTAATAAGATTAATCATATACTCTCCTTTGTAAGTATATTCACACTTACCAGGTGCATTAGAAACAACAATACCTTCATCAAAAGAAAAACCGGACCGTCCTTCAACATTCACACACCATCCACTTGGAATATTTAATTTAAATCCGGTACCAATTCTAACAGAATACCCTTGATATAAGGTAATTGATTCAAAATCGGAAGGAACTTCTATTTCAATCCCCATATCGTTAATCATCTTCACCACCCTATATGCACGAATATCGCAACAGGCATCTCCTTCATGTTTGTACTCCGGTATCTCAACATCAGGATACAACTTCTTAATTCCTACCTGACACTCCTTATGATATCCGTTTAAAATACAATCATTATTAACGCTCTTCTTTACAGACTTATTTTCTGATTTCAATTTATTCTTATCTGAAACAGATCCATTTATTTTATCACTGTTATCAGAAAGAAGCTTTTCTATATTCTTTAAATCCTCCATTTGTTTAAATTTTTACCGTACAATAAACAATACCATATTTTTGTAGATCCTTAGTTGCCTCATAGCATTCACATAATGTATTTATGTCTGCCGCATTAGGATCATCGATCCACTCATCTCCTTGTTTGTATTTACCTATGGTTTCTGAGTAGATCATACATAATTTATCCCCATGTTTAGCCATAATTCTTTCTTTAGTAATCTTCTTACGAAGTTTTACAAGGGGGAATTTTGTAACTATTTCTACCATTGTTGTTTCGTAATATTATACACTATTTATTATTTATCTTCAAAAGCCCAAGAGTAATTAACTTACTAATGGGCTGATTATTCACATTTTTAAAAAGGAAGATCATCTTCTTCCATAGGTGGGAAATTAGGCGCCTGGTCTTGAGGCTGGTGCTGAGGCTTGGCGCTCCTTGTAGTAGGTGCCGGCTCAGGAGCAGCAGGCTGAGCTGTCGGCTGTGGCGTATAAGCTGGTGCCTGATATTGTGCTGGCTGATGCACAGGTTGTTGGTAATTCTGATACGGAATAGCACTCGGAACAGACTGAGGTTGCTGAACCTGCTGAGGTGCTACCGGTTGCTGGGTATAAGTCTGAGGAGTCGTAGGTTCCTGCTGAACATTTCCTCCTAACCCTAATTTAGCCATTATACCAGCTCTGATATCTTTAATAGAAGCATTGAATCTATTTGAATATTCATTAATCTTCTGATAAGTGAAGTTGTTTTGAGCTGAATAATCAAGGCTTTTCTTACCATCAAATCCTATAACTTCAACAGGATCGGGCCAGCCATTTACACCTTTTTTGTAAAAACGTTCAATAAGCTGATCTTTTTCTCCGTTTACTCCAGCATATGCAATAATAAGTTCTGAAGAACCAAATTCATCATCTTTCTTCTTCTTAAATATATTGAAATAAATCTCACGACTGAAATCGATGTTTTCGTAGTATTTTACGAAGCTCTTAACAAAACCCTTGATGTTTCCTTTTTGATTTACGAGAGGTATGGAAACACAATAGTTTTCATTAAGCTCGTAATCTTTTAATACGATAAGGAAATTAGTAACAGTATTTCCATTAGGTAGAGTGCTTGTTTTTAACCCAATGTAGTTGATGTACCCAACTACTCCATTATAATACTCTTTCCAGTATCCTGCCGGCTGACCGTTATTAGGATTTATGTGTTGAACGAAACCTTCTTTCGGTTCGCTACTTTTTTCATACAAGTTACCATCTGAACTAATGTACAAATAATAAGTTGTACCAAAACTTCTATTTTCTCTAAAAGCCATATTACTAATTGTTTATAGATTATACAATGTTTGATTTAAGACGTATGTTGATTCGTATTTAGGATTGAACATCTTTATCATCTTATACTGATCAGACCAATCCATGATAACATCTCCTTTTATAAGGGCCTTAACAGAAGATAAGATATTATCCTTGCTAATAGAAAAATTAAATCCAGGACCTTCTATTATTTCACATGAAGTAGATTCCATAATCATCTTCCTGTTTCCAAGATCTTCAGACATTACTGTTATACTACCATTTTCATCTACTCTTACACAAACGCTATTTTTTATCAACGTCATAGAATTAAGAATAGAAATAATTGAATCTCTATCAAACTTAACACGAGACGATTTTTCAAATTTGTTACATACGTATTCATAATTTGGATAATTTTGTTCAACATTCATATCTGATATTATAACGCTATCAAAGCATAAGAATGTTCGCACTCCATCTGTAGAGATTACTATCTCAACTTCCCTATCAGAAAGAAATTGATATAAAATAGAAGCAGCAACCTCGCTAAGCATAATAGCCTTATCTTTCAAAACCGAATTAATTGATTCTACTTCTTTTCTATTTATAAAAAGACGAAACATGTCAGTAGAAACAATATCAATATAATTCTTCTTGACATTAATAAGAACCGTACATATAGCAGGTCTAAACTCATCTGTCCCAACAAAAGTGAAAGATCTCTTCATCGACTGTATAAAAGACGAACTCAAAACACGAATCGAATCACCAACAGGATAAAAGAAATCAGGGAATGATTTATCTTCAATCCATGTTGAAGAAAATGATCCGTTTTTATACTTAAAAACGATACTGTAATCATTTTTAATTTCTATTTCTATATCCTGATTATGATTTTTGAAAAATGAAATAAGGGTTCCGGCATCTACTAAAAATGAAAATATCTGGTCACAAGAAATATCAGTATTTATGTCAAAGATATCCTCCGTATATGTTATACGTTCGTTCATGGCTTGTATCCGGATGTGATCAAAATATAAAGTTAATTTTATATTCGACGTAACTGAATCCTTTACCGTCCTTTCAAACATCTTAGAGATATTTGAAAGTCTATCATTCATTAATATGCCGGAAACCCTTACCTTCATTTCAAAATTACGATTATGATTTATCTAACACTGCAAATATACAATTTAAAAGTCTAATTTTGATTTAATCTGTTTTAAAATGATATAAATAATATTAAACAACTCTCCTTGCTGCCTCTGCTATCAGCATAGCGTCTACTATTCCATCATGAGCTGTCTTACATCTTTCGTTTTTAACGAACGTATCATTTGGCCATAGTCTTTTAGCGCAAGCTAATGATGTTCTCTTAGTATTTACCTTACTGGCTTCCATAACCTTATCAGAATGTGTCCAAACTAATTTCTGCCATGTTTTAGGAGCTATGAAATGAACGGAGCAATTTATGTCTGGTAATGCCATGCAGAGGGACAGGAACAGCCCATGCAGTTGGCCTTTGTTCTCCATGAGGGAGGCTGTTGAGGACGTGCTGACCCCGTATAGGGCGTGGACGTCCTCTATGACGAACACTACCCTATCAGGATTGTTTTCTACGATCGTATCTCGGCAAAAAACATATTCTTTAGTCAAGTCTACCGGTCCTGAAATTGCTATTCTTGGAGTAGCTATTCTCGATATTAGTTTGCTATCTTGATCTATGCAAGCTATGGCTCCGTCTTTTCCTGGATCTGCTGCTATATATAGTATCATATCCCACATTCTATTAAATATATTTAAAGTTATTTATCCGTTTTAATACATCCCCTCGGAGACCCTTCGGCCTCCCTGGTAGATGTAAATCCCGTTAGGGATAAGTCAGGATTTCTCCTGTAAGTACCCATCGCCAATGTTATAAGAGGTTTTATATAATGGCAACACTGTTTCGTCAAATACACTACTCCTGTTTAATCACCATCCTTAGAGCAAGAAACTTGGATAAACATTCCTTGGTAACTATCTATTCTCAAATAACGTAGCCTTTGTTTCAAGGCTTAGGCTAATAACCCGATCTCTGAAATAGATGTATTAAACTTTTATAATATAATTATATTGGTTTAATACTATTTGGTGTTATAATACACTAATTTAGATTCATATCGATTTTACCAATGCTGTCATCATTGTCAAAACCTCCATTGTCTGTAAGTTCGTAATCAATAGCTACAGCGCCGTTACCAAGAATGTAAAATCCTTTAAACATCTTTCCTATCTCAATAGGATACACGACATTTACGTCCCTTCCAATATCCTCAAACGGCATAGCAATATCTTCTGTTTCAGCTTCTTTTTGTTTTGCTAATACTCCAACGGGTATATTTTCGCCTTTTATGGATGCGTATGTAACCATATACAGAACATCATTATTGACAAACGCCCTATCACTGCTTACCTTATCCAAGCTAACATATATAATATGTTTTATAAAACTATTGATATCTCCACATATGTTAATAGCTTCTACTTCTTTAGGAATAACTACTTCCACTTCTTCTGGTTTTATATTTTTCTTTTTCATTGCATTAACCTTTTTGTATTTTGTTTTACTTCTTCAACAAGATCCTGATCTTTCATCATTTCCTGCTTAAGTTTCTCATTCTCCTTAATTCTTTTCACCCTATCGGCAAGAATCTTCTTATATTTCTTATCCGATATTTTAATAAACCAAGGACAGTTTCTTGAGGGAATCCTTTTACATGGATAATCAGTAAGACCGTTGGGACCAAACTGCTCACATCTATTGCATTTTTCTGCTCCTGTCATTGTCTTTATATTTTAACAAAATAACTATTTAACTCTCTTTTAGAACACTCTAATATTAAAGCATCTCCCCCAGGCATAAACATGAGAATAGAGTTTCGTTTGAATATACCGTCAATCATTCTGGTAAGTTTATTACCCTTATACGAAAAGATAGTAAACTCGATTCCACTTACTCTACTACTTTCATCAAACCTAAACGGAGAAGCGCATGCAACAACATATCTATAACCACCAATTTTAAATTCATCCCCTGGCTTTATTTTAGCAAGGGGAATCATCTTAACTCTCCTGTCTATGCTTACGTTCATTATTTTGCTACCTCGAATTTTATCTGTTCTTTAGGTTCATAATTCCAAACTTCGAAATCATTCGGAGTAAAATCATAGAACCCTTTCCCGTCCATACGGGATGATATAGTTACTTGCGGTACTGGACCGAAAAGAGAACGACGAAGAAGTTCGTTAGCCTGTTCTTCGTGCCGGTCATACACATGCATATCTTGGATGAAATGAGTGAAAACAGCAGGTTTTAACCCGGCGTCATGAGCAAACATCATCATCAACGCCGCGTACTGGGCTACATTCCATAGACCAGCAACAACAGCATCCTGGCTACGCTGATAAAGAGTCATATATAACTCATCTTCTTTAACAGATAAATTGATCTGGAACGCGCATTCTTGAAGAGGTTTAACAGAATTAGTAACAGGATTGAACATAGATGCTATGATACGTCTTGATGACTTATCATTTTTCAACGACCATAAAATAAAATCTGTTTGATTTTCAAATCCATACCCTTCATAAGCACGACCTACTATTTCATTCCTGTTGATAAAATAATTGCTTGAATGAATTATATAAGTATCGTTTTTAGCATCATTCAATATAACGGGAGTGTTGATCATATCGCCGTAACATCCTTCAATCTTTCCATTTTTATCAGCCCACTGATCCCAGATATGAAGACCAAGTTCTTTGATGTCTACCGATCTTTTTTGCCAAATCCACAAAATTTCTTTTATAGAGTTCTTAAGATTAGTAGGGCGAAGAGAACCAAGAGGAAATTCCCGACGAAGATCGTACTGGTTACATACTTGTAGGATACGCTTCACCTTGACGCCTGTCCCGTCACCGTAGACCGGACGCTTTACCTCTTCCCACGGCTGGCTCATTATAAGAGCCAAATTGTCTTGAAATATTTTATCAACTCTCGACATGTTATATATATTTATAAATTAAATTCTGCAAAATCTATTTCAGATCCGGTTGACAATTTCATGATAGACTTCTCAAGCTCTTCCATTGGAACCGGTTTCACAATACCTCCGCTACCAAGAGTTCTTTTATAGAAGTCTATCACCACCTGATCACTGGTTTTTATCGTTTTAGGGATAGGTTGACGAAGATACACTCCATCAAGAGACTTTACTCTTGAAAGAGCCGTATATAGCTGTCCTGTTTCAAAAGAATTTGATACATCCATCATTGCTGCATCTAAGGTAAGGCCCTGGCATTTATGGATTGTGATAGAATAACCTATTTTTATAGGATACTGAATAATAGCTCCTACTACTTCAGATTCTATCTTATATCCGTTTCTTACGTATTTTACTTTCTCAAACGAACATGGTGTTATAACAACCTTAGTATGCTCATCATCTTTCGGTTTATCAAGGACTACTTCAATCTCCCCCTTTTTTATAGATAATACAGTACCAAGAGAGCCATTGAAGTACTCTCCTCCGTTTCTTGTTATCATAACTCTTGATCCTTCTTTCAAGAAAAGAGTTTTTTCAACCGGAGCATCTTTAGGATAATCACCGTTTATAACAGCTTCTAATTTTCTTAAAGAGCCTGGTAACGATGATATTCTCATTTCGTTAATAGCCGTAGCTTTTGAGTTGGTAGTTACAATCTCAACATATCCTTGATTATTATCAGACTGAATACATCTGCTGTTTATTGTATCAAATACATCATCGTCCATCTGCCCTTCACGCACCTTATTAAGAATACTGATAAACTTCTCATCTTTCTGACGATATATTTTTTCAAAAGAAACCATTTTCATTCCTGAAGCCATAAGAGACTTAGAGCTGAAGAAGTAAGATGTATCGTATATTTCTCTAAAAAAATCCTCCTTAATTACTGGCGGAAGTTGAAATAAATCACCTACCATAATAAGCTTCACTCCGCCAAACGGATCCTTGTCTCCTCTTGCATGACGAAGGATGTCGGCTACATTATCAAGTAGATCAGGGCGAACCATAGAAATCTCGTCTATGATAAGATACTTTATATTCTGTAAAATCTTTTCCGAGCCTCCGTTGAATTTATATTCGCAGTTATCCATAAACGCACCTTTCCGTATTTCAGGTATATATGGCTGCATTCCGATTCTGAAAAATGAATGAATGGTTTGACCTCCTGCATTAACAGCAGCAATGCCCGTAGGGGCTACAACAACCGCATTTTTTAATGCCGGTATGATACGTTTAAGGAACGTTGTTTTCCCACTACCTCCTTTCCCGGTAATAAACAACGGTTTAGGTGACTTACAAATAGACTTAATAGCCTTTCCTTGTGCGACATTACCTTCGGACATAACTGAACGAAGAACACACTCCATGATTTTTTTGTCGTAACTAATCGCCATATTTTTTTTCTGATTTTGTTTTACAAAACAAAAGTATTAAAATAAAATAAAATCAAAAACATAAAATACATTAATCATAATTAAAAAGAAATAATAAGCCAAATAAGTGGCTTTATAGCAGATCGTAATAGTGTTTCACGCGAATACAATTAGGGCATAATAGTGGCTAACGGTCATTTCCGTCAATACTCTACGAGATTATCGTTTTTCGGCTCTGTCTGCGACCACTAATAACAGCCCCTCTCTCAAGCATCAATCATTGAAATGATGAATAATGAGATATAGGATAAAGATAGGTATCATTACAGAATGATAATTCTTCAAATGGTATATCCTTGAATATAGATTCTCCATCTAATTCTGTATCATTATCTGTTGTGCTATTGTTCGATAATGATCGGATCGTTATATCCATGTTTTCTATCTTCTCCTTAAACTGTTCTGCCTTAACATACGTATAAATGTCTTCGTTTACCGAACCAACCGCTTTAGCCATCTCGCCGGCGAACTCAGCATACATATCCCGTACCTCATTAAAATCTGCCTTTTTGTCAGCTACGGCATTATTATATGATTTCATTCTCCTACTTATCCTACCGCAGACCCCAGCGACGGACGTCCCCACCTCAGCACAGCAGGCTTCAGCCTCAGCCATGCCGGATTTTACGGTGGCTATCTTCTCCTGGCTCCATCCACTAACCTTGTCGTATGATTGTTTAAGACAGTTTAAGAACATGTCCATTCTACGCTTCTTATCTTCTGCTATGATAGCGCGATAGTATTTTCTTACAATCTGGTTTTGTGTACTTCGCTCGTATCCGTCCCAGAAGTCTTTGTGCGCTTCTTTAGCCATAATAGAAGCTAATGACCTTGCTTCTTCTTCTTTTGTCTTTTTACGATCTATGCCAAGAATTTCGCCATCTTCGGAAACAACTTCTTCGGCGTTCAAGAAATTAAGGATATGAGTGTTGTCTTTTAAGAAGAAATTGAAATCGTTTTTCTTACTCACTTTTTCTTTTTCCTCTTTCTCTATATCCTTTTCTCCAAAATACCATCTGTTTGTTGCTCCTTTCTTATATAAGGTCCAGGTATTTGCTATTTGCCAGAAAACGGCCCTGTGTCTATATACCGGAATCAGCTTACCTATTGGGTAGTTATGTTCATTCGCTTCAATATAAGCACGAGGATTATCTACGTATGTTATAAATTGTATGTTTTCGAACCTTTTTACAAGCTTGTCTTGTATCGCCATACTGACAATCTCTTTCTCTTTTGTTAGTCCTACATTCAAATACAATGCAATTGTTTTGTTACTTATCGTCGAATCAATTAATCCATAATACGAGTGGCTTCCGTCTACGACCTCAGCCTGAGAGTTTGGCTCTCCACTGTTCAGTACAGATTCGTTGTTTCTGACTAAATTAACAAACATCGCTTCTCTTATCCTGTCAAGGACTTTTTCATGGTTTGTTATTTCATTTTTCTTTATCTTAATTAAAATCCTATTCTTTGGAATATTCACTTTCCCACATCCGAGAGTAAGTTGTACACCATTAACCCTATATCTTCTTGCAACGAACGTACTATCCGTCATACGGAACAGCTCATCGAACATCGGATGTCCTGTCATGTTCTTGAACTTCGAATACCCGATTCCAAGTTTGTGAAGAAGATCTTTCTGGTTTTTGAATCTTATTCTCGAATCCCGGCGGGAGATTTTTATCATACAGTATAAAGCATACAGTTCCATGAATAGCGGATCATCTGACCACTGCTCCAAAAGTCTAAGACTTATGTTTATATTTCTATTTAACTGTAACTTCATAATCTGTAACAAATAAAAATCGGATGGATTTTTGGGGATATCCATCCGATTTGTGTCTTTTTGCATATAATCCCCAAAATCCCGTCACAGATGATGAAGAACAAAACAAAAAAACATAACACTTAATATCTTCTATTTTTTTGTTTTGTTTCTACATCTGTGACGTGCTACAAATGTAGAAAAAAAATTCAAGAATCAAACAACAAAAACTTATTTTTTTAATGCTACAGTGCAAATATCGGGATAAATCCTGAATCTGTTGTCATAAAATACGTTAATTTTATATTTATAAATTCTTAATCCTTATCTTTGTATCAAAACTATAATCGGATGAAAGAGTGTGATAATAAAGATGTTAGTAATAGAGCCTATAGGCTTTTAGTGCCTTATTCCGACACAGTGGATATGGCTAAGAAGATACTTCTGTTTTATAACGGGTATCTTATGTCTTCAGGCAATGAGAAGAATGTTATAGACGCAAGACATTTAAATCTTCTTGCTTATTATTTTGTGTTTGGGTATTCTTATGATACCAAGAAGAAGTTTTCTCATTGTTTCAGTACCGATCTTCAATATGTATCGGTTTTGGATACGGAGATGAAGAAAAGAGGTATATTGATTGACAGGGAGGGGAATTACAGGACCAGGTGTTTGTGTCCGGATATAGAGAACATGCGCCGTCTTTTTGTATTGGAAGGTTCCAGGGATCAATGTGCATTGGTTTCTTTATTTTACAGAAAGAAAACTTTTGATGCTGATGCCGAAGAATAATTTCCCTATATCATTTGAGTCACATATTATAGATGATGTGATGAAGAAAACTGGAGGCGTTTACGATCGAAATCAAATACGGGACGTTTTCAGGGCCAGTATCTCTTATGCCAATAACTTATGTACGTACACTGATAACGTGTCTGTGTCTGTCCCGTATGTAGGTGATATGGTTTGTAATCTTCATGAGATGGAGAGGCGCAAACATAATCTTGAGCGTCTTAAATCCAAGGTAGAAAAATTATCCAAGTATCAGGAAAAGGAGCTTCAGTGCCTTGATATTAAGATAAGGATGATAAAGGATGCTTATGACTCAGGTGAGATAAAAGGTGGGGATATGTTGATAAAACACAACAAATTATCTATCTTTAAATCTCGTAAGGGTCATAGTTTTAGTGAAATACAAAATATTCAAGAACAGGAATTTAATAGATAATGAAATGAAAAAGATTTTGCAAGCGGAAGTTATATACGATGCTTTTATGGATACGATATTAAAAAAACTTCCAAGAAGAAAAGAGGATTATCCTGATTGGTACAAAGAACGTCTTGAAAAGTGTGAAGGATGTAAATTCAACACCAAGAACGTTCCTAACTCTATGTTGCCTCTTTCTTTGTATGTAAGCAAGAAAATAGGTAAAAATCGTTGTTCGGTATGTACGTGCTTCATCAAGCAAAAGGCCTGGAGCAAGACAGAGGAGTGTGCGCTTGGGGAGGGGCTTCCCCGTCCTTCGTGGATGGACCGTCAGTATTCTATTGATTTTTATGATGAGAAGTCAAGATGGAACAGATTAGAGCTTATTACAATGGATTCTGATGAGTTTAATGTTATTTCTACAGATGACAAGCAATATAACATTGACCTATCTAAAGACGGTAAATCATTTGAAATCATTTTCGAACCGGTAGAGAAAGGAAACAGTATAAAGTTTTCATTCGTTCTTGAGTCGAAGCATGATATGAAGATAACAGCATCAGAGACATCTTGTGGTTGTACGTCATCTAATTTGAATATCATAGACTCCCGTCACTTTAAGTTCAATATAGAGATACATACAGCAGGATTTGGAATAGGAAGATTCGTAAAACATATGACCGTTCACTATCAAAAAGATGGGTCTCAAAAAGAGGAATCGATTCCGTTTAATTTTGAAGGCATTATAATTCAAAAAAGTTAAGTTATGGGCGGCTGTGATAAAGCAAGGCATTTACAAAGCGAGGATAAAAGGAAGTCCTTATTTTCTATGTTGCAGGCATCTTGTGACGATCTACCTGATTATTCTGCCGGAGACATTCTCTATGCTGTACTTAGATCTTTTGCAAAGAAAAGAGGATTGTCCGTTTCTTTTTTAAGGACGTTGACAGACGGCGAGCTTTTTGAAGTGGCTGATTATAATTTATCAATGGAGTTGATGGACGTTATTATTCATGATAGAAAGGTTATTGACAATGAAGAAGATTGATTTTGATTCAGATATAAAGCATCTTATTTCTTATTACAACCATTTACTGTTTGCGCAAGACAAGGTGGGAGAGGAGATGGAAGAGCTAACTAAGGATATCATTAGGAAGAAGGATGAGGAAAACGACATAGAGTTAGAAGACTTTATTGATTTGGAGGAAAAGTCGTTTATGACCAACTTGTATCAACAAGAGATGCTGAAAGTATCTTCTTCTATAAAGGCAGTTTACAGGTTATCTATTAACGCCGGTCATGATCTCAATGTAGATGATGACAGTAAGAAGGTTCTTGATAGGATAGTAAACGACGGAGAATCAGATTTTATTATGTACGTTGACAATAATACTGATTCTGTTATGTTCAAGGAAGAATCTGTTGAGGAAGGAATAAAAAACATGTGCAAGTATCGTGTTGATCCATCTTCTCTTGAAGACAGGTTTAATATGCTTAAGTCTCAGTATGAGGCTTTTTTAAAAATTATCAACAATGAAAGCAAGAAAGCCGACTAATGATGATGTCTCTTACGTAGATCGGAAACTTATTGTGTTAAGGGATCAGATAGATAAGGCTGAACGTTATCTATCTGAAAATCCTTGGGATAAAATAGAAGATTCCGATAAGAGGGAGAAAGAATTTAGGTTTCAAAAAAGCTTGTCTGATAGCTTAATGCAATGGACTGAATCTTATATTAAGATGTGTGGGATAATGGATGTCTATAATCAGCTTGAGGCTGCCAAAAACAAGAAAAGCCTAAAAGGAGGACAAACAGTATCAGGTATTCAGTCTTTTGTTAAGAATGAAGCTAAGAACAAGCTCGATAAATAGTTTTGTCATGAATATTAACAGTAAAGAACTTTATATAAATATGGGTAACGATATTCCGTTATGGAATGACCTTTATTCTTATGAAGAGCAAGATGATGATGTCAAGCAATTCTGGGAGAATGAGGCTATGAAACTCCTTAACGGTGTTACCATAAATGGGGTGTTTATCCATCCTTGGCTATACTGGCATATCAATTTCTGGAAGATGATGATTGACGTAGGAGAAGATCGTATTCCAGGAAATTCACAGCTTCGTGATAATGAATGGATGTTTGCCGAATTTCTAAAGCAGGCTGAAGAAGAGAATAAAGGAATATTCATGTTCGGGTGCCGTCGTTTTGGGAAAGCCCTTCTTGATTCTGAGATACTTTATCTTGAGGACCGGGAAAAGATGATAGGAAATATTGTTGTAGGGGATAAGATATATGACGATAAAGGGAATTTGGTAGAGGTCGTAGGTGTCTACCCTCAAGGGAAAGTAACCACCTACAGAGTCGTGTTCGAAGACGGTCGTAACGTTATTTGTTGCGGAAATCACCAATGGCGTGTCAATCATGGCGGAAAATGGCATGTTAGGAGTCTTAGAGCCATAGCCGGATTAGATTATAAGAGTATGTCTATTCCAGTAGGTGAGGCCCTGAACTACCCTACGGCAAAGCTGCCGGTTCCGCCGTCGGCCTACGCCTCGATGCTGGCGGCTTATCTCGGTGGCTATAGTGGGGATATGTTTTTTGATAAATACGTTTGTAAGAAATTTCTAAGATCGTCCATAGATCAAAAGAAAGATTTTATAGAAAACTTCATTCGTTCTTTCAGAAACGTAGTGACCGGAGAAGAAGAACTTATGTTGTCTCATATCGACATGGATGTCATAAATTTTGTACAACGTATGTTTTGGGCTTCAGGTTGGTATGCTAAATTAGAGGGGAACAAACTTATACTATCAAGGAATCGTAAGGAATTAAAAATAAGATCCATATCAATATACGGGAAGGAACATGCCACTTGTATAACCGTTGATAATGACTCTCATTTATTTTTGACCACCAATTACATCGTTACTCATAATACGGCCATAATGAGCTCGTTTTTGGCTCGTAATGCTACAATGACGTACAATTTGACGCATAATGTTATTGGGTCAAGTAAGGAGGACCTTATGAGTCTTGGTGAGTATCTTGAGTTTGGTCTTGATAATATACATCCTTATCTAAGAATAAATAGAACAGGTAATGATTGGTTTAAAGAGGTTATTATGGGTACTAAGACGGTGAACAATATTCGTGACGTTCACGCTCGTATTCGTATTACCAATATTGATAGCGGTAAAGCCGGTGCCTCTCTTAAGACCGCATCTGGAACACCATATACATCTATTTATGATGAGGTAGGTAAATTTCCATTTTTAGCAGCATACTTACAAGGTCGTCCTGCCCATATGATGCACGGTAGAATGAGGGGGATGATGATATGCTCCGGTACGGGCGGCAACGTTGAAAAGTCTCAAGATGCTCAAAAAGTGATGAATAACCCTGCTGAATACGGGTTTATTGTCATGAATTATGATCTGCTTAATAAACGTTGTTTAAAACCAACTTGGCGTATTAGTCAATCCGGTTGTTTTGTTCCTGCTCAGATGTCTCATGCTTATGATAAGGAAACAACAACCTTAGATAAGTACCTTGGAATAGAGAAAGCTACAGGTCTTAAGAAAATAGATATTCAGGTATCAAAATTTGATGATAATACTAAGAAGATAAAATCTCGTCTTGATGAACTTGTCAAAAAGGATAGAGCTTTATACGTTCAGGAACGAATGGCATTTCCTTTGTCTATAGATGATTGTTTTCTTAATACGAATGTAAATAGGTTTCCTGTAGAAGATGCTTTGAAGCACAAAAGCCGTCTTCTTGAAGAAGGAAGACCAGGGAAAACAGTAGACATATATCAGACTGATGGAATGAAAATGGGCTATCATTTTAGTGATAAACAGCTCGCTGATTATCCGTTCCAAGGTGGAAATATAGATGCTCCTATTGTTATATACGAAAATCCGCCTGAAGATGGAGGTATTTTTGATTTCACATACGTGAGTGGATGTTTACTTCCAGGTGAGAGAGTATTAACAGATAAAGGGTGGAAATACGTTGAAGATGTAAAATATGAAGATAAGCTTGTAAATAAAGATGGAGAATATGTTTTTATTAACAAAAGACTGTTATATAATAAAATAGATGAAGATGTGTATGATGTTAAAATGTATAATGGAGTTTCAATAACACGTTTTACGAAAGAGCATCCATTGTATGTTAGTGACAATAAACTTAAAAATGGTAAAATAATATGTGAAGATTTATTTAGCTTTGATTTTGTTAAAGTATCTGATGTAAAGAGTGGAATGTGGATTAAATATCCAAATATTTACAGAAAGGAGATATATCCTTGTAAAGAATTATTCCCTTATGTAATGTCTGATGATTTATGGTATTTAATAGGAGCTTGGATAGGTAATGGGTATTCAAGGATAGACAAACATCATGTAGGCATATATATAAGTACACATAAAAACAATGATAAGTTTATAAAGAAAATAGATGATATATGTAAATCATGTTTTGGTAAATATACTAATAAAAGATTCAGGGATAATAGTTGCGAGATATTTTGCAGTGTAAAGGAGTTTGCAATATGGATGGACTCCACATTTGGTAAATATGCCAATGGAAAATTTATACCAGAATGGGTTAAGTATATACCTCATGAGTATAAGGTTTCTTTTTTGTGTGGATATCTTGATACGGATGGTTGTTGTTATGCCGTTAATGGTAAGAAATTATATACTATTGAATATACAAGCTGTAATTTAAAATTATTAGAGAGTGTACAAGATATTTTGTTTTCAATAGGAATAGTTTCTAATATAAAAATTAATAAAAACGATAGATCTGATGTTATTCAAGGTCATTTTAAGAAAAGTAATTGTTTATATTATTTATCTTTTGGTACAAATGGTATATTAAAATTACTATCATTTGGTATAAGCAGTGTTAAGCTTGATGGTATTATTATTTCAGATAAAATAATCAAGGCTAAGAAAAAGGGGTGTTTTATAAGTAGTGATGGTAATTATATTTATATAAGGATTAAAAGTATAGAGAAGGAATTGTATTCTGGTCCTGTGTATAATTTTGATTGTGATACGCATACCTATTTATGTCATCACATAACTACCCATAATTGCGACCCCTATAAATCAGACAAGGCTGATACTGATTCTGTTGGTACGTTTTATGTACTTAAAAGGTATGTAAAAATCAACGATCCATTTGCTTATTGCATAGTAGCATCATACGCATCACGTCCTCCATCTTCCGATGATTTTTGTAGGAATTGTGAAATGCTTCAAGAAGCGTATGGGGCTAAGTGTCTTATGGAGAATGCCGATCGAATGTATGAACTGTATCTTACGAGACGAAATAAGCAGCTCATGTTACTGGAAGACGGTGAACGTCTTGCCGGTAAGATTATCCGTGCTGGCGCCCGTCAGAACAACAAGCTCGGTTTGGCTCCTACGGTTCCCAATCAGCGCATGCTTTTCAATACCGTTATTCAATATTGTTGGGAGGATGTTGTTGTCGGGTATGATGATGATGGTAATGAAATAACACAGAAAGGTATTTACCGTATCCCTGATATAGAACTTCTTGATGAGATCATAGCCTTCGGCCCTGGGGTCAACACCGACCGTATCATAGCCTTCGGCCACGCTCTTCTTCTGGCTAAGTATTATGATGATATGGGTTACATGCCTGAAAGTACGACTCAGAAGGAGAATCAAAAGAAGAGGGAACGTAAGAAGATGGAACAGGTTAAAGGATTTACGGTAAGAAGACATAACCCGTATAAAATGAGGTGACGAGAACAAATTCCTTATCTTTGTGAAAAATAGGATAATAGGATGGAATATTTCAATAGAGATCAGGCTTTTCCGGCCAGAGGAGTATTTTCAGGTTTGCCGGTGCAGGCTATACCTACCAAGAGAAAAACCAAGGAGTGGTTTAAAGCCACTATGGATTCTCTTGAATTGATTGGTTTGAAGCAGCTTGATGAGAACCAAAAGTTCAAAGATTTTTACAGGATGATGGAAGGGAAGCTGTCATTTATGGAGCTGAAAGATGTAATTCCTTATCTTAAGGATGTTCAGTCTATAAGGGACAACGTAAATATTCCATCATTCTTACGTCATTATGATATAATAGGTACGATCGTAAACGCTTTTGTAGGATGGTTGGGCAACCTTTCTGACAAGTATAATGTAGTGGGATTGGACGAATCTGAAGTGAATCAGTATTCTGCCACGAAGGAAAATCTTCTTTATAATTACATTAGAGAGGAATTGGACAGAAGGGTTAGGCAAGAGTTATTAAATAGAGGATTGGATCCGGATTATAATAATTTTTCCAGCGAAGAAGAAAAGCAGGCTTATGCTCAACAGATACAAGAGGTGAAAGCATCTATGACCCCTCCTGAGATAGAGAACTTCATGAATACAAAATGGAAGACTGCCGAGGTTATATGGGGTTCTCATACGCTTGAAGCAGACAGGGGGCGTTTTTACATGGATGAGATAGATACCGAGAATTTCATTGACTATCTTCTTACCGGTCGTTGCTTTAGAAATTATCATGTAGGATACGACTATTATAAGCCGGAGAGGTGGTCTCCGTTGAATACGTTTTATTCTAAGACATTAGATAGCAAGTATCCTCAATATGGGGATTATATTGGTCGTGTTCATTATTATACTGCCAATGATATTATAGTAAGGTGGGGGCATCTTCTTACGGCAAAAGACAAGCAAAAGCTTATAGGAGGTGCTGATAATTTCAATGGTACTTATAACAATGGTGATAATGGAAGCTATGTAAGTTTATCCAAATCGGCGAGTGTAGGGATGTTATATCAGAATAAGGTAATACCTTGGAAAGGATATAATGATTATGCTTCTATAAAAGCTTATGAGGATTATTACGGTATTCCAGCCGGCACATATACCGGATACGATAGTAATGGCAACGAATATCACAGAACCAGATTCATGCCAAATTTAGAGCATGGTAATTATTATAACCGCGCCCAGAGTTTGAGCGACGAGCATGTTCGTAGTGATTTGTATCAGGTAACTGAATCATATTGGGTATCCCCGGCTCAGGTGTATGTAATTACCTACCAAACTGAAACCGGATTAGTAACTACTGAAATGGTAACCGACGAGCTTCTTCAAGACTTTTTACAGGAAAATGGTATTAAGAAAATTACCAGGACCATGAGTAAGGGAATGGAGAACCCGGAGATTAATACCTATTTCGTAGATTACGTTCCACAGGTGAGGTACGGAGTTAAGATCAGTGGCGGGGCTCTCGCTCAGGACAACCTGTATCTGGATGGAGAACCTATCGATCACCAGATAAAAGGGGATAGCAATATCTATGACTTTGTTCTACCCGTTGCCGGATATATCGGTACTTCTATGGTTAACAGGATTCAGCCGTATCAAATATTTTATAATTTCTCCATAAATCAGATAAACAATATTCTTGAAAAGGAGATCGGTAAATTCTTCTTAGGGGATATAAATCTGGTTCCAAGTGAATACAAGGATTTGGGTGAAGATGTGGCTGATATATGGGCTAATCTTCTTGATGTAGCTAAGTCTGTAGGTGCTCTGACATTAGATACCTCATCTCAAAACACGAAAGGAGGTGTTCCTTTCAACCAGTTTGCCGTCTATGATTTGTCGCAGACAGAGCAGCTTAAAACAAGAATGGAGCTTGCTGAATGGTCGAGGATGAAGTGTTTTGAAATGGTTGGTATCACGCCTCAAGTAATTAACGGTCCCAACAGGTATGAGACCGCCACTGGGGTCCAGCAGGGCGTTACGGCATCTATGTTACAAACACAGATATACTTTGATAACTTCGGTTACTTCAAGAAACGCGCTCTTGATCTTCATCTGGCTGTCGCTCAACAATGCCAGCAAGAAGGAAAGGATATTTCTGTAATGTACACAAAAAGTGATCTTACCAGGGCGTTTTTATCTATAGGAACCGACGGTCTTAGTCTAAGGCATCTTGGTGTTCAGGCATTATCTAATTCCAAGAAAAGGGAAGAACTGGAGAAATTCAAGACCTTTATGTTGCAGCTAAATACGGCCGGAGGAGACATTTACGATCTTGCATCTATCTTCACATCAGATTCTATGGTAGAGCTTATACAGAATGCAAGAAATACTCGCGCATACAACGAGCGTCAGATGCAGCAGCAACAACAGAATCAGATGCAGCTTAACCAGCAACAGATACAAGCTGAAGCTGCTGAGAAGGATAAGCAACGTCAGCATGAACTTGCTTTAGAAGACAAGAAAGGTCAATACAGGATACTTCAAGAGAAGATCCAGGCGGCAGGCAGGGCGGCAGACGCCAAGAGCGACGCCACCTCTCTCAATTTCCTGGCTTCTGTTTCAGATCAGGCCGTAAGGCAAGCTGATATAGAAAGTAAAGAAAGGATAGAAGATAATAAAATTGAAAACGATTCCAAACTTCATGATGATGAAATGAAAATAAAAATGGAAGAGTTAAAATTAAAATCTAAAGAACTTGCTCAGAGGGCAAGGGAAGATGCTACTAAAAGGTATGTAGCAGGAATCAATAAAAATTAAGGATTAAATATCCCCAAATTTCATTAGAAAATCTCTAATAAAATTTGGGGATATTTAATTTTTAGTGAAGATTAAACACTTATAAGTTTTTTATCTGAAATATAGGTATTTAAATATTTTTGCAGTATGGGAAAATTAGAAAAAAATGGAATAGTAGAATTGGACGATATTTTTAGTATCGGTCCGGTTGATGATGTTTATAATAGGGAAGAAGATATTCTGCCTATTAATGGTAATGAACCGGATAATAAAGATGAGAAGCCTATAGAAGAAGGTTCTCATATTAAAGAAGATCCGGTTGTTGATCCTACTCCTGATCCCAAAGTGGATGAAAAAGGAGGAGATGGTGTAGTTGATAGCAATAAGAATATGGTAGATGTTCCGGTTGCCAATTACAGAAAAGTATTGGATACCCTTTCTTCAAGAGGTATTATTCCTGATTTGAAAGATGTGGTATTTAGCGGTGAAAATGGCGAAGAGCTTACTATTAATGATCTTGATTTTAGTAAAGAAGATTCATTGTGTGACATACTGTCTACTATTTTCGAAAGTCAGAAAGAGGATATTATTAAAGATAAGATAGATGTTACTTCTGTTTCTGATATTACTAAGAAGCTTATTCAGGCCGATAAGGCCGGAGCTAATATCGTTGATATTCTTAAGCAATATGATACGAATGTCGCTCCTATAGAAAAGCTTGACATTGAAAACAAAGCAGATCAGATAAAGATTGTTCGCCATTATGTTGATCTTCTTGGGTTGCCTAAAGATGAAGCTGATGAGTTTTTCAAAGGCATTATCAATAAAGGTGAAGAGTATGTTGAAGCAAAGGCTATAAAGTACAAGGCTGAGCTTGATAAGAGAATGGATGATATTATCCAGCAACGTACTAAAGAGGCTGCCGAAAAGAAGGCGAAGGATGCAGAAGATTTTAGAAGGTATAAGAAAGACCTTAAGTCTTCTATCCAGGCAAAGTATCAGCTAAATGACACTATGGTATCTAAAGCTCTTGATTTTGCCCTAAAACCTTCTGAATCGAATCCCGAAATTACCAAAGCATTTAATAGGGTAAGGGAGATGATGATGAATCCGGAAGAAGCGCCAGATTTGATTATGTTTCTTATGAATCCAGGTGAGTTCGTAAAACAGAAGTCAAATCAAGCTGTAGTTGATGAGAAAAAGAAGATTTATAAGCTCATCAGCCACACAAATAAAGACAAGAGGGTAGCTCCGGTAGATGATAAAGGTGATCAAGTTCAAGGTGTGAAGTTCGATGAAATTAGTATAGATTAAAAAAGATTAAAAAGTTTTTTCGTTCATGGCTAATGTACTTTTAACAAAAAATTTCCCGGCCACCATGAATGGTGACACGGTGATTGGATATACCGACGCTAAAGTCGTTAAGCAAAGTATCGTAGAGCACGATCTTAGCTCTTTAGAAGATTGGTACTACGAAGATCCGGATAAGAACCATCTGGGTATGCTTGAGTTGTTTTCTAACATTACAAACTATCCTCTGCCTATGTATATGGGTATGATTAAACAGGATGCTACTATTACCGTAAATGGTATCAATGGTTCATTCCGTTATGATCTTCCGGTATCAGAAACGTATGAGGTGGTTACAGTAGAAGACACGTCTTTGAAATATGCAAAACCTGGTATTGATGAAAGCTTCTTCGAAATTGTGTTGAATGCACAATTTAAACAAGGAGATGTTATTACTTATGATGTGATTAACGGTTGTCAGGCTCTTATCTCCACAGAGCGCCCTCCGAAACAAGAAGGTGAAAACTGGAGATATTGGTGTAAGCTGTGGGGCCGTTCCCGTGCTAAATACTTCCCGAAAGACATGCTTCGTGCAGGTATTAAATATTGGAAGGTAACAAACGTTCTTGGCGAGTTCTCTACTCAGTTCTCTGGTGTAGGAGGTGCTTCTAAGGCTGGTTCTATGACTTGTGAATTTACGCTTGGTGGACACCGTGGTGTTGAAGGTGAAACAACTATGTACGCTGGTATTAAGTCTTTGGCTTATGCGGATGAACGTACACAGAATTTCATCGATAAGGCTTATCAAAAAGTTCGTCAGCTTTCTGAAATCAGAGGAGGTGATGCAAGTTATGCCATTATCGGTTCTCGTCTTGGTGATGGAAGCATTGATATGCGTACAGCTCGTGTAGCCAATACAGTATCTTTGTTTTGTTTGGCTGAGTTGGCTAAGATGGAAGCATACGAACTTATGTTCATGCGTGGAGGTAGAGTCAAGGGTCATAATGGTGTTTTGATGAAAAACGAAGGTTTGTACCATCAACTTCGCCGTGGTTTTGTTATCTCATATGCACGTCCGGGCGGTATCAAGCGCGAACACTTCCTGGCTGCTGCTGACTATATTTTCCGTGGTCGTAGCGATATGCCGATTGAAAATCGTGTAATGAAATTCAAGGTAGGTGCTATGGCCTACAAGAACATCGTTGAAATCTTCCGTGATGAGTTCTTCTCTCAATTGGGCGCCTTGGCTCCGCTTATGGGTACAGAACGTATTATCAATAATCCGGTAACAGGATCAAACGATGCTCTTGAATTAGGAACTGTAAAGATCAAGGGTGTTACTATTCCGGGTATTGGTAAGGTCATTGTAGAACACGAACCTTCTTTGGATTACGTTGATATGGTAGATAGAAGCCAGTTGGTAGACGGTATGACTCCTATCACATCATATTCATGTATTATGGAAGACTTGACCGCTCCTGAATACTCTAACGCATTCGCTGGCATCCCTGCTTCAGCCGAAGCTCGTATTGGCAATATCAACAGCAACGTATTCTACGTTAAGCCTGATATCGGTTCTATGTGGTGGGGATACGAACAAGGTAGATGGTCGTCCAGAGTATCGGCTCAAGAAATTGTATCCAGCCATCCTCGTATGTCAGAACAATTCTGGTGCCACTCTGTATCGGCTTGTTGGGTAAAAGATACCAGCCGGTTCGTAACAATTGAATTGTTACCAAGTTCTTTGTGATCATAACTTTTAGTATTAACTTGCGGTCGGCTTTAAAACCGGCCGCAAATTTTGTTTTTTTTAGGATATATAAAAATGGGAAAAAAGATTTTTGAAGAAAGCCATGAGTCCAAGAAACTGCTGGCTACCGTAGGAGGAATGAAGATATATTCCGACTCTATTTATGTTATAACAGGTAAGATGGATGAAGAAGCTCCTTCCGGATATCAGGAAAGAGGTATTTCCAAGACTCCTTTCCCCGGAAATAAGACGGTATCTTGTTGTGGATGGGATAAGGATCTTAGGGTGTATGATACCGGTTTCTTCATCAATTCAGCATGTTATAAAGGTTACTCACTTGAAGACAAGAAAGCTGAAATGGATATGCGTATTAAGAATATTCGGTATCCGTTTGAAGAAACTGTCAATGAGGACCTGGACCAAAAGAACTTCGATTTCTGGGATTCTTACAGAATTGACTTATATGATGGTCGTTTGTTCTACACTAACGATGTTCGTGATTTATTTGAGCTGTATATAGCTATTTTATCCAAGTCTCTTACTCCTAAAGAGGAAGACGGTAATCCGATGTACGTTGAATCTTATTATTGTGTAGAAGACAAGACTACGGCCGTAGATATCAGGAAACAACGTCAGATTGACAAGGCTGATATTTTATACGAGTTCATGAACAAACTGAAAGGATCCGAGGCTGAAAGGAGAAGCATCTACGATCTGCTTTTGTATCTTGACATCATATACAGCGTAGAACTTGATCAGAGCATGGTTCAATACATATTCACTAATTGGATTGACGCCAAGAATACGAACGTTGATATGTATAAAGAAGCAAGCTCAAGGTTCTTATCTGACGACGAATCTTCTGAGGGAATGCAGGTGATTAAATTACATCGTATGATCAGAGAAATGATCGAGGGCCTGGCTGTCACCGTCAACACCGACGGACTGTATCTGAATGGCGAGCTCCTGGGCGCCGACGCCATCTCTGCGTCTATGGCTCTTGCTTCCAATAAGTCGATGTTAGAAACCAAGTCACGTGTTCTGGAAGCGTATAATACTTTAAAGAACAAGCATAAAAAAATAGAAGGAGCTAAGTCTGACAAGAAGAAAAAGGAAGACGAAAAAGGCTCTGATATTGATCAATACGCTGATAAAAAAGAATAATTTATGAGAATTGTTGATTGTTATCTTCGGGCCTTACAGAAGGCTGAAGAAAACATGACCAACGGTGGTATAAAACTTGACAAGGCACGTTTTGTTCAGCTTTTTAATGACGAACAAAACCGCCTTGTTCGTTATATCCTTGATAAGAAAAACGAAGAGGATATACGTTATATCCAAAAGTTGGTTGTGTACTCAAAAGAACTTGACGAGAAAGAAGATAAAGATAATCCTGAAGGCACTTTATTTTCATTGCCTTCTGATTTCTTTTCTTTTTCAAACATATCAGGCGTATTTACCAAAGGTGAATGCACGGTCACTGATTTTACCATGTGGGAGGCTAAGAACGAAAACCCGCATGAGCTTCTTGCCGACTTTTTTAACAAACCTGATTTTGATTTTAGGGAAACGTTCTACACTATAGGCGAAGATTCGGTAAGGGTGTACAAGTCTGGTTTTGATGTAGACACCGTTTATCTTACGTATTACCGATATCCGAAGGAAGTTGACATCGAAGGATATGTTAAATCCGATGGTTCTAATTCAACCGATATAGATCCTGAATTAGATGACAAATTAATTGGTATTATCCTTAACATGATTGAAAAGCAATTTGCTTTGAATGAAAGCGAATACGGACGTTATCAAATAGATTCAAACAACGTCCAATCTCCTTTGTAGCAGAAGGAAGGCATACTCTGAATTAAATATTATCAAAAACGATTAGAAATTAATTAATCTCTAATCGTTTTTGTTGCTTATATGACTATCATTATTTTTGATGCAGATAACAGAATATTAATTTTAAAACATTATAAGGCTATGGCTATCCATAAACCGTATGACAGACATATTATCTGTCCTCCGCACGCTAAGTTGGCGGACGTAGATTCTTTGTTGCTTCAAGAAGGTCAGATCGCTATCTATGATTTGGATGGTGAGCAGACTAAAGATGGTTTGAAAGCATTGACTGATTTGAAGGGTTATCGTAAGGACGAACAACGTTTCCAGATCAGAATCGGACGTAATGAGATGGTGAACGACCGTGTATCTGATGATAAATCATTCTCTACACCTACGTTTGCTATTGATGAAATTATAGAAGTGTATGCTTCTGCTCCGAAGAGCAAAGAAATTAAAGTAGATGAAGTTATTTTCGGTTATAACGGAATTGACGACAATACCGCTATTACAGCAAGAAAAGGCGATCGTATTCCTATCCATATTAAGCTGACAGGACGTTTGTTTGAGCTTCGTGGTTATCCGATGGGTGAGGTGAATATCGATGATTACATTATTTTCGAAAACTGTCCAGGTCGTGAGGATATGTGCTCAGAATGTGATCCTTGCGAAGATGTTGATATTTTGGCCGCTATCTTGAAAACAATAGAACGTATTAAGAATCAGCCTATTGCAGGTGGTGGTAAGGTAGGTGACTTTGTTGAAATCCATCCTATACATTCTTGTGATGAATTGGAAAAAGCTCCGGTAGAAACAGACATGAATTTCTATTGTATGGAGATGTGTGATACTGGCGATGCTTATGCTTTGGCTCAACTTAAGGTCGCTTATCCTGGTTTGGACATTAAGAGAGTTGGACGTCATCTTTCTACATCTAAATATCAGGTGATGAAAGAAGGCGGTAAGCCTGCTGATTATACTCAAAAGCTGTCTTCTATTATGAAAGGCTGCGAAGAGTGTCCTGAAGGATATACTAAGGTAGATGGCGGTTTGATCTATGCCGTAACGTTAGAGGATGATGGTGTTGATCAGTCTACTGTAGTAGAAAGCATTAAGAATGCCGTTAGTAGCACTGCCGAGAAAACAGCAGCCCAAGATGGCGGAGTAGGTATGTACACTGTGGCCGTAAGCAAGAAACTGACGAAGGCTGATATCGATGCATTTGTAGAAACTAATCCGACAGCCACAGTAACGTTCGTTGCTAAAACAGCAGATATGTGTAGTAATCCTACTGTTACTACTGTTAGCTGGGAAGCATGTGGTTCTTGTAAGATTTCGAAAGAAGCTTATGAAATCACGTTGCCGGATGATGAATGTGGTGGTAGTGCAAAAGCAGAATTACAGGCGGCATTCCCGTATCTGACAATCGAAGATTATGGTACACCTGGTGGATGTCAACACAAGTTTAAAACAACGGTCGTAACTAATATGGTTTGTGACGAATGTGATGACATTTTCAAAGATTTCTTTGTATCGAAAGCCCCAGAATCTTATCGTGGACGCAATTGGAAACGTTTGGGTGCTGTAGCTGGTGATAGTACAATTATTGCCGATCCGTTACCTAAGAATTGCAAATGCGGTATTTTGTTCCGTGGTATAGATTATATGATTTCTCCGTCTGACTGTTTGATTGACCGTCTGACATTCCAGGAAGGATCTGTTCGTATTGCTGTAAATGGTGGTTATCCGGATGAACAACGTGAGGCTATCAGCACGTACTTCAACCCGATCCACACAGAATACAAACAGCACTGGGCTCCGCGTACTCACCTTGGAGCTGAATTGCTTGATAAGGAACGCGAACAACGTATGTTCTTCGACTTCCGTAAGACTCATCAAGAACTTATGGAACGTATGTTTACCAACGAAGAAACCCGCTTAGACCTGTTGGCTCCGTATGCTGATTATTCAGTAACGTTGAAGCCGGCACGTTACTCTAATGGTTTCGGTAGGGTAATTGATGATCACATTACAGTACACTTCCATGTACCGTATGGCGCTCACGAAGGTATTCAAGATCTTATGGATTTGTTAGCTGCTTCTGCAAATATCAAGCCTTGTAAAATTTGATTTTCCTTTTTTCTATATATCCCAAGGGGGAGGAGGCTGGTCCTCCACCCCCTTTTTTGTAATAAAATAATTTGAAATAGATCAATTTCATATGAATGGCGTGGATTTTTTAGCCGGTGCCTTTGGTAGGGGCATTGACAAAATAACCAACATAGTTGGAAAATGGGGTTCCTCCCAACCGGTAGATGACAGCAAATCCGGTATAAAAATAGGGGATAAGATCTACCAGGTAGTTGTGTCCTTAAATGGCTGTTATTGGTATCTTGATGAAGAAGGTAAGAAGCACCCTGTTTCTGGTATTCCGGCTACAACCGAATGGGAGTGGATTAACATAGCTGAGAAAGTTATCAAAGATTTCAAAACTTGTTACCGTACACCTGGTGGAAAGGTTGAAGTATGGAGTTGGTATCTTCTCAACGACCAGATGGATGTTCTTAAAGAAACCCATAGAATTACTGACAGTACCGACATGGATAATCCGGTAGGTAAGGTTCTTACTAAGATACCAGATGAATGGGTTATGATCGACTGTGATCTTCCTGATATGACGGAACGTGATATTACGTTTGTAAGTAGATGTTATAAGACTCCGGATGGTAAGGTTGAAATAGAAGGATTGGAAGCCATAGATGATAAGATAAGCATTAGAGAATCTATCTATACTATTATTCAGTCAACCGACGATAATTTTCCTGCTGGGTATGTTTTTAAGCTAATTCCAGAAAATTGGGTTCGAATGGTTTGTGATTTCCCCGACATGACAGAACGAGATGTAACTTATGTTCTTGAATGTTACACTACTAAAAAAGGGAAAGTGCAGGTAGAAGGCTTGATAGCCATAGATAATATTCTTGGATCCAGGGAAGAGGTTTATACTGTCCTTCAGTCAACTGATCCTGATATTAAGGTAGGGACCGTATTGGATTCCATACCCGAAGATTGGGTGAGGATGGTATGTGATTTTCCAGATATGACAGACCGGGAAATCGTTGAAGTGGATGAATGTTATAAGACAGATGGTGGTAAGGTCAATATAAAAGGTTATCAAGCTATTGATGCTATTCTTGGTGTAAGGGAACAGTATTATTATATCGTTAAGACAACGGACGTCGCTTATCCTCAGTGGACGAGAATAGATAAGATACCTAACGAATGGACGAAAACCGAATGTGACTTTCCTGATCTTACAGAAAGGCATATCATGTCCGTAGATGAATGCTATACAACTCCTGGTGGTAAAATACATCTTGGAGGATATAGGTCGGTAGATAGCATAATAGGAGTCCGGGACGAATATCTTATTGTTATGGAAACAACCGATCCTGATATACAAAGAGGTGCCACATTCAATAAAATACAAGAAGGATGGCAGCGTATTGTTTGTGATTTCCCTGATGCTACTACATCCGATACAGAAATAGTAGAAAACTGTTATAAGACGGAAAAGGGAAAGGTTCAGATCCGGACGTATATAACAATGGACGGATACGGAAATACAAGGGAATTGAGACATATGGTCCTTAAAACAACCGATCCTGATTACAATATTGGATCCAATATTGATCAGATACCGGTAGGATGGTTGAGTATCGAGTGCGATTTTGCGTCTGCTACCCAACGTCATATAAGACAGGTAAAAGACTGCTATGGTTCTGATGCAGGGAGTATTTACGTAGAGGGGGAAATAGTTTACAACAATGATCTTGACATAGACAAGATGGCACTGACGGTTATGGAAAGCACTGACCCGGCGATAGCCGTAGGGACGACGCTGGCCACTATTCCTGCTGGCTATGTAAAGACAGTTTGTAGATGTAATTGTTGTAACCATTAAATCTTATTGTCATGAGTTGTAACGAATATTATTTAATAACATTGGAGTCTATACCGACTCCAGTCCGTCATAAATACACTAATTTAACGGATGAATGGTATGGTCCTGATGGTACTAAGTACGAAGATCCTGATACGATAACTAAGATCGAGCAGCAGGCTATAGATAATAATCGTATAGGGGATAATACCTTATATCAGAAACTTATTGAAATATATTCTCAAGGTGAGTCAATAAAATCGGACATCGGAGATATAGGTTCGGTATTGGATTACATAAACGGGGAGGAAGTGTGATGGGGACTATATCGGATAAGTTAATGAGGATTATAAATACCAAAGAGGATATAAGGCAAGCCCTTATATCCAAAGGGTATGATGTACCCACTTCCATACCTTTTAAAGAGTATGCTAAAATGATATCAGACTTACCATGTAGAGTGGATTCTTTTCCTGATATAGAAGGAATTGTAGCTCGTTATTCAGCATTAGGTCTTACCAATGAGCAGATGGCTGCCAATCCTGTATGGGTTGATAAGACAGGTAATGGGCATGATTTGCAAATGAAGAATTTCGCTTGGAAGGAAGGATCGGGTATTAGTGATATTTACCCCGGTGCACTCGTCTTTGACGGAGTAGACGATTGGGCGGGATGTGACAACTTGCCATTATTGCCTAAAGAAAAAGGATATAGTATTATTGCATTGAGGAATTGGATAACACGATATGATGCAACTCAATATAAAAGACCTTTAATATCAAATCTTGACACAAATGATGAAGGCGCTTTTTTAATTGAATATAGAAAGGATGAAAATGTAAATGACGTTACGGGATCTTATAATAGTTTTACAGATGTATATATTGACGATAATAACCCTATTACATGGCAAACATCAAGTAGTTACAATGGTCAAATAATAAAAAAAGGAACATCTAAATCTACTAATAAGCTGTGTATTTGTAAAACTTATTTTGGCCAATTAAGTAATTATGCCAATGCTGCCATTTGGGAAATAGTCATTCTCGATCATGATGCCACCGAAGAAGAACTGACCAAGATCAAAGACTACTTCATCAAAACCTATCCCTGGCTCTTCCCCGACCAGGCATGGACTGTCACCGGCAAAACCAACGAGGACGAAGATCGTGCTACTATTGCTAACATTACGGGCAATGGCAATGATCTTGTACTGTCGAACTTTGGGTTTGTAGAAGGAAGCGGGTACAATGAAGAAGGTGAATATGCTGGCTATCTAGTTACTGATGGGGTGGATGATAGAGTACAAGATAGTTCTTTTAAACTAAATAAAGATTGGACACTTGTGGGAGAATGGGTATTTTTAAATCAAAAGGCAACAAATGCAGGAATTACTAAACCATTCAGCTTTGTTGTCTATAACAGAACAACAGGATTAAGCCTATTCATAAATACGGGAACATCAGGAATTACTATAGAGAACGTTAAATCTATAAAAGCCATATGCTCTGATGGACGTATATACCTTGACTATTGGTCTGAAATGTTAATTAGTAAAGATCAAGACATAACAAGCAGCACCTCTGTTTTGTCAATCGGTTTTAACGGTACAGCATATACCCAAATAGCTTTTAAAAACTTAGGCATCTATAACAATCAGATTCTTTCCAAAGACGACTGTATCAAAGCATATAACTATTTACAAACCCTAAAAGCAAAGTAATATGAAATTCATTATCATACCAAAAGAAGTATATGATTCCGTATCTGAAGAAAAGAGACGTGAATTAGGAATAGGTAGCCCAAGAGCGAGCGTAGACGGCTCTAAGGTTATTTTACACGTAGAACATTATGACCATCTATTTAAGTCTTTAGACGCGCAGGCTGATGATGATCCTCAATATCCGTATCCGGTATATGACAGTCCTTCTTCTGAGTTTGAATCTGTTCTTTCATCTAAAGAATGGGTGTCCGATGTTAATAACGAGCGTCTTTGATCTTGTTATGGTTGAAACAATTGCTATATTTGTAAAAAGTTGAATAATTAAAGCGTGTGGTAGCGTTATCTACCATATAATCATCATGTTTCAGATAATAATCGGATGCGTTTTGGCTAATATCCTTACGATAGCAATCATCGGTTTAGCCCTGTATTTAGTGTATCGTAAAAACGAAGATCGTTTAAAGGCTTTGGATTCTAAGATCGATCAGAAGGTTGAGGACGTAAAAAACAAGGTTGGTGCGGTGATGGACATCGTAGGCCAGGTCAAGAAGTTGTTGGATAAAATTAACAAAAAATAAATATGGCAGAAATAGGTTATAATAGTAAATTCGAAGGCCAGGAGGTTGATTCCAGACTTGAGAATGTGGTGCAGGCCGCTCCTGGAACAAGTTCGGAGTCGGGCAAGGGAGGCCTTATCCCGGCTCCCCCTGCCGGAAGTCAAGACGGTAGCAAGACTCTTCTTAGTGACATGACATGGGGAGATCATATAACAAAGCAGTACGTAGATAATGCTGTTTCTGCTGCTGGATGGAAAAAGCAAATTGTTACTGTTTTGCCGAATGTAGATGAGGCTGCTGATAACGTCATGTATCTTGTAAAAGATGATTTAGCTTCTACTGAAACTGGCAATGTATATAATGAATATATTTTGGTTACAGATCCAGAAGGAGTTAAGAGTTTGGGATCTATTGGTATGGTAAGTACTGGTGTAGAAATGACGTTTTTAGATCTTGATCAGTTTTCTGGAAGTTCAGGAACCGTAAGTGATGATGTCTATAATAGCGTTGTTTCGGCTTATGAGAATAAGATTATTTTAGGAGTAATTGACGGCTCAATTACTCCTATAACGATATATAAAACAACAATTGAATCCTCTGTTGTTTACAATATTTCATTAAATTCTATTTCAAATTCTTATAGTAGGGATGTGTTGGAATTAGCCAATAGGTTTATCATATTAAATGAGGATAAAAGTTTTACAGTTGATGATTTTAATTATGATATTTATTGTTATTACATTGATTTTTTAAAATTTATGACAATGGATCCTTCTGTTGTTACAACATTGGAAAATCTTCCTAAAGGTCGTCATAATATTATAGCAAATGTATCTGCTGCCACTTCTTTATCTATGTCCGTATCATCATCAGATGTAGGACGAGAGTGGCAGGTTCGTGTCAACAACACTACCAGTTCTGACATTACGCAGCCGCTTCCTACTACTGGCCAGTTCCAGAGCATGTCAGGTGACAGTGTTACGATACCGGCCAATAGCTTTATTGAATTAAGTATCTGGTATATCAATGATAAGTTGGTTATAAGAGTAGGTGAAAATGCTTAATAGAAAGGATGAATTATGTTGTATGTAAATAAGAGTATAAAAGGTTTTTATTGGGAAGGATATGATTTGGATCCATCTTCTTATGAAGTAGGATATTCTTATCAAGATTTCTTGGATGGGAAATGGGGTCAACTTGATGAAGAACAGAAACAGTTTCACCAAGACAATCCTAAAGCGAGTGTAAAAGAAGTTATTGCTATGCAGCTTGATCCTGAGCCACCAGGACCAACAGAAGAAGAGTTGCTTGCTATAGCCAAAGAAAAGAAAGTTAAGGAAGCTCGTGAATATGCTTATTCTGATTCTGTTCGAACATACAACTTAGACGGTAAGTCTGTATGGTATAATGAGAATATGCGTTCTAGGGTAAAGAATGATATTGATGTAGCAAAAGGAAGCGGAATATATACCGTATCTGTAGCAGATTCAGAATACGAGCTTGATATTGCTAATACGGCAATGAATGAAATGCATGTATATGAATCTGAGTGCAATGATCGTACTGCTGCCATAGAAAAGGAAATAGCTTCTAAAACCGACAGGAGTGAAGTTGAGTCTATGAAAGTGGATGAAGGCTATCCTGAAAAGTTAGTAAGGACAAAGGATCAGATAATAGAAAAAAATAAGATCCTTGAAGCCAATGATCCTGAGAAGGCTACAGCTATGTATATGAGGGCGATGATCAATACGCCGGCTATGCTGGAAAATACTGATCAGAATCTTGCTCTTAAGATAAAGGGATTGTACCCTATTTGGGATAAGGATGGAGTTTACGGCGACAAAGGTCTTCCTATGGGAACGGCTGTTGTAAAAGGGCAGCGTCTCCGTAGCAAGAACAAACCTTCGGATTTGGATTGGACTTTGTTTGAAGTAAGGCAAAATCATAATCTCCAAGCCGACTGGGTTCCTGGTCAGGGAGGTGGAGCCGAAAGTCTGTATATGGTTGTTCAGGAAAAACATTCAGGTACGATAGACGATCCTATTCCTTGGGTATATAATTCTATTTTAGAGAATGGAAAGTATTACATTGACAAAGAAATTAAGTATCTTTGCATAAGAGATTCAGGCATCCCTTTGGCTTACGAGAATCTTGCTGATCTTGTATCAGCCGGATATGTAAGGGTTGTTTAGGTCGTGATTTGTTGTTAATGTTATGGATAACCCCTGTATATTTATTTATGCAGGGGTTTTTCTTTAATCCAAACTCTGCTTATTTTTCATATCGGTAAGGTTCTGATTATCTTTGTGAAAAAGGTTAAGTTATGGAAAGAAGTGATATTATAAAAGAATTGAGTCAGTATTTTAGTATTGTTGAATTAGTTGGTCCTAAAGAGTACGATAGAGACAAAGATCTTTGCTGGAGGTATTTAAGAACTGAATTGCTTCACACGATACTTGTTTTAAGGAAAGACATTTTGAAAACTCCGATGACGGTCAATACATGGAAGTCAGGTGGAAGGTTTGATGAGCGTGGGTTTAGGAACAATATCTCGGATATAGTAAAATCAAAGACCGTATCAGGGTCGTTGTATATCAGTCCTCATATGCTTGGGGCAGCCATCGATTTCGATGCTAAGGGCATGACGGCAGAAGAGACAAGGAATAAAATAATTCAGTCGCAGGATTTACTTCCTTGTCCTATTAGATTAGAATCAGGTACCAATTGGGTCCATATTGACGTATATGACTCTCTTGGAAGTATCAAGAAAGTAACTATGTTCTAATATGGCTTATCGTTTTGTAGGAAGGATGAATTTAGAAAGTTTCTGGGCTTTTCTCATTTCCGGATTATCAGTATTGTGGATGAATTTCCAGGAGATTCACCACCTTATATATTCTATATTGTTTATATTAGCTATAAATCTTTTGTTGGCTACTATAAAAAGTATTAAACACTGCTATATCCGAAGAAAGAGAAAAAGGCCTTTTAAGATATTGACATGCATAAGCGAAATGGGAGTTTTGAAAATCCTTCTTGAGTTCGCGGCCTGTTCTTTCGGGTTATTTACCATATCCGGAATGGATCTTATTATGTCTATGGGAGGACATAAATCTCCAGAGTTTATAGATATGCTTCTTCAGTGGATTACAATATTTGCCTTAATATTATACGGTGGAATGGCATTCAAACGCCTCGGTGACCTTGCACCTGATTTGATGATAGTAAAAGGCGTTAAGTATTTCTTTAGCAAAGTAAGTTGGTGGCAAAAAGTTCCATTCGGAGAAGAGCTTAAAGAAGGTATTAACAACGGTGATATACAAGAACTTTTAGCTGAAGATAAGGAGGGTAAGAAATGTGTTTGCAAAAAATGAGAGTCAGGCATGTGTTAGGAGTTCTTCTACTGTGTTTTATATCTTTCTTGTTTGGTAAAACATGCAAGAAGAAAGAAATAATACACGATATAGAAATAGATACGGTAATAGATACCATTATCCAACCTATTCCTGTTCCTCAGTATATAGTTGACGTAGGGGAGGTAGAAATACCTTTCCCTATGGATGCTATAGTTAAAAAAGATACGATAAAAGACACTGTTTATATCAATATACCAATACAGAGAAAAACATACAACACAGATGATTATCGGGCTGTTATAAGCGGATACAGACCTAATTTAGATACGATGATCATCTACCATAAAAAAGAAATAATATACGAAAAGAGCCGGCGATGGGGCATAGGACTGACGGCAGGGTATGGAGTTGGGCGCGAGGGCTTCTCCCCCTACTTAGGCGCTGGAATCTATTATCGGATATGGTGACAATCACCTTACCTTTTATTTAATGTTCAATAGTTTAAACTTTTATCACCTCATTTACTTATCTTTGTAGAAAAAGATAAGGTATGAACTATATCGATATTTTACCACAGATAAGAAATAACATTTTCTATGTCAGGATAGTAATGACCGACTACGATGTAGAAAATCAGATGGTTATTAGAATAGTAGCCAGAAGAAATGACGGCCTGTACAAGACGGAGGTAGTGCAGTATCCAAATGAAGGAACTGATTACAACGGAGAAATCATAGTTCCTATGTTTGGTATGGCTAAGTCGTTGGTAGCCCAAATAGTAGGAGTCAAGATAAATGGTACCGAGGTGCGTGTTAATAGCACCGAGGTAGAGGGAGCTGATATAACAGCCAGATACGACGATTCTCTTACCAGAATGGGATGGGAGGAGAGTATGAATAACATCCATCTTGATTTTGAGGTTATAAGTACAAACAATCCTAAAACACTTCGCATAGCCGATCAATCGGAATGGGGGATACTGGCAGACAGGCCGGCTATTATAGAGATCTTACCACCTGAAGATGAGAATAAGTATGTTTATTATCTTGGTAAGAATCAGTTGAATGTATTCAATAGTAAGACCCTTGGCATAAATCCTGGTCGTGGAAATGATTTTGAAAACCTAAAAGATGGTATATACGATATTACCATAAAAGGCAGTCCTTCCTCTTATTCATTTAACAGAAAGTATTTAAAAACGGATCTGATCCGTCTTAACATAGATAAAGTATGGGCCAGGTCAACTGTGTTATGTGATCATGAGGATGATGACATTATTAATAAAATAAAAGAAATAGAGTTTCTGCTGGCTGCGGCTGAAGCTAATATGAGATTAGGGAATTTTGAAAACGTAAAACAATTATACGAAAAAGCATCTAAATTGATTTACGTTCTCAATAATTGTGAAAATTGTGGTTGTAAAATATGATTAATTAAATATAAGTGAATTATGGGATGTGGTTGTGGAAGAAGCAATATTGCTTCTGTTAATAAAAGTCGGGCTATAAAGCCTCAGTCGAATACGACACCTAAAGCTGATTCTAATGCGGCTTGTATTCAGAAATATGATGAACTTGCTGTTTTGGACAAGAAAATCATAGACCTTCATCGTAAATTTAGGTTTGTAGGGGGTGTAAGTAAAAGGTATGCTGATATTCAAAAGCTGGTAAGAGGGTGGATCGTTAATTTGAAGAACGAGTGTCCGGATCCTGATGATCTTGCTACTTATTCTGAATACATAAATAAAGAATACGCCAGGTATTTTACGTCAAAGTGATATGGCAGCTACCGGAAGTACACAGCAAATTCTTTTCCCTTCATCTTACTTATGTGAGTGTGCTGATCGTTTTATAGTATGTAAGGCTGATCAGTATTTACAATATCATAAGTATAAGGTAGGTATCAAGCCTGATATGGATACGGTTCTTAAAATAGATCGTATGAGAAGAATCGTATGTGAAGGGGAATGTGGGTTGTGCCCGGACGAGATTCAGAAATTCAAAGAAGAACTTAATAAGATCTTGTCATGAAAAAAATGTATTACAACAAAGAATACAGAAAAGATTTCAAGAAATCGGACTGTCCGGAGGATCTTGGTTCTGAAGAAACTTTTATTGTTCATGAAGCTGAATTTTGTTCGGATATAAGCCAAGATGATGCAGATAGGAAAGCGGCAGAGTTTGCAGATAAAGAGGGTCCGTTGTATGCTAATAGGGTAGGTGGTTGTTGTGAGGTTTACTACAACACCAGGCAAGAGGGTGATTTTTTTAAAACTGATTGCCCTGATGGTCAGAAGCAAGAAGAACCTATCCATTATGTAGTTGATGCTGGTCGTGTATGGTCTAAATTTAGCACCGAAATAGCCAACTATGAAGCCAGAAAGATCCTTGATCAAGAAGGGCAGGCTGCCGCCAACGAATCTGGGGTATGCAAGACTGTTTATTATAACGAAGATCAGCATGGCTGGTTTAGTAAACGTTGTAAGGAAGGATGGAAGGCTCCTGAGAAATATAGGAGGATATATGCTGGTACTGTAACGTCTTTTATTAGCGTTGATGATGCTAATGAAAAGGCTAAGAAGATACTGGAAGAAGAGGGCATGAAATGGGTTAATGAAAATACCAAATGTGAGCCCTTAGTTGAAAAATGCAAATTTGATTTTTGAAATGAGTAATGTGAAATTTAATCCAACAGAGGGACAAAATGATAAGAAGGTATCTGTTTTTTCTGATATCAATGAAGGTTTAGATACAACGCAGAATTATATTATTTCAGATGAAGGGGATAATGTTGAAAAGAATATTGTTGTAAATCAAGTTGGTAAAAGAGAAAAATTCATGGTTAAAAATGGAGATACTTATGAAGATTTTGTTTTATCAGATGGTGGAACTTTTAATGTGTTAAAGCCAGGTGCGGAAGGAGCGGCTGCGTCATGGGGTACAGATCAGCTTCCTCCAGAGGCCACGGAGTCAGTGGGGGATAAAAGCCTTCTGCCGTCTTGGGATTTTTATCTTATAGATGTAACTCAAAATACCGGTGACAAAGTAAGACCTGTAGGTAAATTATGTAAAAACAACTTACTTCGTTTTGAAAATGGTGATTTTGCTCCTACGGTAGGTATTACTGAAGAGATGAGATCAGAATGCGATGTAGAGTTATATTTAGATAATAATCATTCCCAAAAATACTGTGATGCTGGAGCTTTTGATGCTAAAGTTTTTTATGATAAATATGGTGTTAATCAAAAGTTATATAATATTTTAGGTGATGAAGTTAGGGTATTAAGACCTTGGGAAACTACATCTACTAATTATACAATAGGGTTTGGATGTAATAAGGGATTGTATGTAGTTGATAAGATTGTTGGAAAAAGTGGTAAGATATGGTCTGGTGTATATGATGCAGATACTATACCAATTCTCGACGGGGTGGATTTAAGAAGTGTTTGCCCATATCTTCCTCCTACTGCTTTATCTCCCGGACCAGTATGTACCATCGGTTCAAAATCAAGATCTTTTTTCTATTTATATGAAGGAGAAACTAATTGTAAATCTGGCGCTGGTATTAGCAATGTTTGTACCATGTTCTTAAATGGTAGAACATATCCAAGATGTAATGATATTAATCAGATAAATATAGCAAAATATGCAAGAGCTAATAATGTAGATCCAGAATCATCTTATCCTTTTTCTGAGGGAGGATTTTTGACTCTTAATGCCTATATCTTGTATCTTGAAATGTTATATGGAACTAAATTTTTAATAAGTGCAGAAAAATTTGGATCTGGAATATCAAGTAATAGTGGTATAGGTAATGATACTAATTACAGGAAATACGGAGGAGTAAAATATCGTAAAAAGGGTCAGGATGAATGGATGTACGGAAGCTGGGCGTCACAACCTTCTATTATTCATTATGAAGCCACTAAAACGACCAACTTGTCTAATTATGTAAATGGTGAATACCCAAAAGAGCAGTGTATGGAAAGCCAGATGGCAGCATCATATGCTTTTGAGATAGGTATAGAAGAAGGGGCAGAGTTTGATTTTTACGGAGGTAAATATTGGTATAAAAATGTTCCTGGGGCTAAAGGCTTGTCAGAAGGCTATATGAATGTCATTGTATTTAAGGAAATGACTGGAACAATATCAGCTTTAGATGATAATGATGATCCTGCTGAATTTGATTTGGAGGTTATTTTAAGAATGTCATTATTTGGAGGCATGAATTTGTCCGGAGATGTATTTAGATATTGTGGAGGAGGATATGAGCAGGTGGGTACGACAATAAATGATCCCAATGTTACTCGTATAGGTAATCCTATAGATATTTATATAGAACCAGATCAGAAGAAGTGGATATATGAAAAGAGATCAGCTATTAATAAAGGCGAGGTCTTTGATTTTGAATCTAAATACAAGAAGATAGCAACTACTGAAAATGTTGGATATGGTACTGCCTTACATCGTATTCCATATACAGCATGGAAGGATAAAAAGGGAGGGTCTCTTGGTACAGGAGAATGTTTTTACTCGTATGACAACTGCTATTGGGCTTCAACTGTAGACATTCATGCGCGTGTGGCTGCTCGTTTTGGTGGCTACGCGCTTCACGTGGTTTGTTCCCCTCGTAATATGAATGCCAACTCTGCTGTTTCCCTTGCGTATCGTAACTATTGCGGCCTTGCCCAGTTGTTGTTAGACGTCAGTAAACCGCAGGTTTAATGGGTGCAATCCATTGATGGCGCAGCCATCATAAGCGCAGCGCTAAGGCGCAGCCTGTATTCTTTAAAATGCTTATTTTAAAACCGTAAGACAAAATTTTTAATTTTTTAAATTATTTTGTTTTGCGGTTTTAAAATATTATACATACATTTGCATTGTGATAAGACAATAGAGATAAAACATTATAAACAATAAAAAATCTATTCAATAAAATCCGTTAGTCTACTAACAAGTCTTACATTGGGATATGACCTCTGAAATAGTAAATAACGGTTGAGAAAAAGGTTAAAAAGAAGTGGCTGCTCGTTTTGGTGGCAACGCGAATTACGCGGTTTGTTCCCCTCGTAATATGAATGCCAACAATGCTGTTTCCAATACGAATCGTAACAATTGCGGCCTTGCCCTGTGTGGGCTAAAAAAATTGGGTATATTCTTTTTAATCTTTCCCAGGAGTGGAGAATAAATAAAAGACAAGCGTATGAGATTATATGATAAAAATATGATAGAGATGCGCGACGGTCGTAAACCCGTCATTAGCCCACAACCGAAATCAGTTTCAAACTATATAGATATAAGTTTGGATGATATTAGAGAAGCATGCGAAGCAGCATTTAAAAACCATTCTAAAAAGAATGATGTTGTTAATTTCAATTCTGATTTTGATGGTAATTCATTAAAATTGTATGAATGGTATTTAGATGGTACTTATGTTAGCAAAATCAAATATCGCAAACTTATCAAAGAAAACAAGAATGGTAAGGTTCGTGAAATAAACAGTCCGGACCTTACCACCAGAATCTATCAGCATCTTGTTTTAGTAAAGTTAGGTCCTTTGTATTATGAGAAGGATAATATGAATGGTCTTAATTGCAAGCCAGGATTTGGCATAACAGCATCGTCTAAATCGAAGTCTCTTATTAAAAAGATGAAGCATGTTTATTATGATAGACTTGATTTGAAGTATTGCTTGGTTATAGATCAACGTAAATGCTACAATCATGCAAAAGATAAGGTATTTAGAAAAGTGCTTAAGAACTTTATTTCAAATAAAAAGTTTATAGATTTTGTAATAGACGTAAGCTTTGTATCTGGAGAGCTACCTATAGGTACTCCTACAAGTCCTTTTATCCATCATCTCCTTATGAAAGATTTCGATAATCTTGTAAAGAGAATGGCTCCTTTTTCATTGAGGTATGCTGATGATAATTTCCTTGCTTTTTATACTAAGGAGGATGCTAATACTACCAAATGGAGGATTAAGAATTATTGGTGGTATGAGCTTAAGATAAGATCTAAAAGGCATACTTGTATTATAACAGACATGGATAAACCTCTTGATTTTTGCGGGTATGTTTTCCACCGTAACAACAAAGGTGTATCCGAACACAATAAAGGTTATGTGAGAATAAGGGAGAGGGTGGCCAAAGACGCAAAGAAGTGTATTACAAACGAAAGTTGGGCTTCTTACTTTGGTCTCTTAAAACACTGTGATAGTTATTCATTAATGTCTAAAATAGAAAGTATCATGAAATTACGAGATTTAACAAGTACGATCCGTATTGATAAGAAAATGGATGCGGACAATATTGATGTCAAAAACCTTGAAGGTATTGTATTTGATATCATAAATTATGAAATAAGAAGCAATAATAAGAATGAGCCGAACTGGATAAAGTGCTTGATAGGCATTCCTGAAACGAATAAAGACGGGATTCCTACAGGCAGGAAACTTGCAAGGGAATTTCACGGTAATTATCAAGGTATAGTAAATTTTATTTCAAAATGTGAACTTACTTATGGCAAAGATGCTATTCTTCCTATTACTGATGTAGAGATATAAAACAGATGTGGATACGTTTTTAAGGGCAGTACTAACCGTCTGGAATACATAGATTGACATTCTTTTGTGATGGTGTGGATGAAAATTGCTATCTTGCACCAAAAAAAAGATAAGTCATGAATACGTGTAATACTTGTAGAGATGACAGACCTGATATTCTGAGATCTAATATTTGCATCGGGTCTGATCCATGTAATGACTGTACGGACAATTGCGAGATTCTTCCAAAAGAATGCGATTGCCCGTATGGTCATTTAAGCGATCATTGCATTCATTATACAGGATGCAAGACATTCATATCCAAATTAACTCCAGGTATGCCTTATAATGAGGTTATACATAATATAGAACTGGTTTTCGAAAACATAGATAAGTTTTTGGATAGGATGGTTGAAGAAAATACGCTTTTAAAACAAAGGGTTGAAAAACTCGAAAAACAACTTCAAAATGGAAAAGAGTGCACAAATTGGTAAGGATTTAAGTGGCAAACACGTATATGTTCCACATGTGGACGAGACGCCGGTGCCATGCCCGGACGGATACACCTGCACGAACTGCGTGTACTGTGCGGACGGCATCAACGCTGGCTACTTCAGTCTGGCTAAGAAATCTGATCTTACGGCTTTAATCAATGCAATGATATGCCGTATGGAATACCAGGATAGGGAAATAGAATTTTTAAAACAAAAAATAAATATTTTGAGTAACAATGGCAATAACAGGTAACGGTTGTTTTGGCAGTCATGGTGGGTGCGAACGCCCGCATTATTGCAATATTCCTTCTTCTAACATATTCTATGATGGAGAAACTATAGAAGAAGCTGGTTTGTATCATGGTATGCCTTTAGACGGAGCTTTAGCTAATTTAGCTAAATACGTTTCAAGGGCTATTAACGTAAGTGGATCTGTCAATACAGAAGTGTTTGACGGTACTTCTCATGTGGTTCTAAAGAAAGATCCGGCAGAGATTTTGCTTGTATCTTATTGCGGGGGTGTCGTACCTTCTGATATGTATAAAGTCCAGGGTCGTACTGTTAGGTTCTGCCGGGATATGTGTCAACAGGATGAACTTGCTGAAGTGAGGGTTGTGTACCGAGAAGAGGCAAATAGTTCTTATGGGTTCCATTGTTAATTTAGGAGGATGAGAAATGGCAGAAAAATGCAAAGGATTTATATGTGGGGGTAATCTCGTTGATGGCTCTGTGCCTTCTGATAAGTTAGATAAAGAAACCATTATCGAGCTTATTAAAGAGATTCTGAAAGAGGAAATGCACGAATCTTGGCTTAAGGAAATAATAGAAACCATACTTAAGGAATCCATTGATTCGGATTGGCTTCGTGAGTTCTTTAAAGAGGTTCTTAAAAAATACGCTAAAGAGGAATGGTTTAAGGATATTATCTGCGGCTTAGGATGTGTTGGCGTACAAGAGATATTTGATGTTATTCCTACTGACATAACATTTGAAGCTACAGGAGGTACGGCTACGGTTCAGGTGGTTGTCGATGATGGAGTTGAATGGGAGTTGACACTTTAAATTAGGGAGGATAATTATGTCGAGAGAGAAAATATATAAGATGGATGATGGTTCTTGGCTTACCTCGGACAAGAAGGAAGGTGTCGGTCGTGATAAAATGAATTTCGATGCTCCATCTTGGAAAGGAAGGGAAGATAGGATCACTATCCGAATTGTGAAGAAGTCCGATACCGAAAGCATGAAAGCCATTACTTTCAAGCAAAAAGGTATTAAGATCACAGAAGTGTCGGTTAGTAGGCTGGAGTTCCCTATATCTGGTGGAGACAAGCAGATCCTTATTACTACCAACGCCGCTTCTATCAATGCCCTTATTACGGGTGAGAAAGATATAAAGAGTGTCATAAAAGCATTTACCACCGCTTCCGGTCTTAATATTGACGTCAATGATATTAGGCTTGATTATGGTTTCCCTGGTGATCCGGGTCTTGAAGACACGTTCCAGGTTTCGATGATTGTTTCCATGCCTGGCAATGAGGATGGGAATGAAGTTAATGAGAACATAACTATAAATGGTGTACTGATTCCTATTTATCAGCCTGGAAAGGTCGTTCCTTACATTAAATTGGATAAGGAATTTGAACAGGTTGAGGGTGATGAAACAAGCACGCAGTTAAGTATAGAAAGTAATATAAAAGATTATGTTATTGAAATAGTTGAATGCGAGTCTGTGGATAAGGAGGAAATCTACCTGGACAAGGATGTTGTTGATCTTGATTCAGATGGATCACCGGAGGTAATCAACGTAAGTACAACTCCCGAAAATTTAAGATGGAGGATTAGCGAATGAAAGTAGGTAATTGTTGGGCGAACATAGATAAGAAAGAAGGCAGTCTTAACAGTAAGGTTAATATTTGCTTTGATGAAAATGATACTGGTGCCAACAGAAGTGTCAAGATAAGGGTGTCTTCCAGGGATGGTAGCGTATCTGAAGAATGTACGGTAGTTCATAAAAAGAAAGAACAGGTAGTTTATAGAAATAAAAGGCAGTCGGCTCTTTTCACAAAAGAAGGATGTAATTCTGAGACAGAGAAAGGGGAAGAGCTTGAGTACGTTGTTGAGGCCGGAAAATACACATCTATCATATCTCAGTCTGATGCTGATGACAAGGCTATGAAAGATATTGAGCAAAATGGTCAGAACTGGGTTAATGAGCATGGTCGTTGTATAACCATATTATGGTACAATGTCAAGAAATCAAAGTCGTTTAGAAAGAACGATTGCGATCCTGATACCGAAGAAGGAAGTTTGGTTACGATGACAATCGAAGCCGGGCAATTTTCTTCTACCATAAGCCAAGAAGATGCCGACCGTAAGGCTGAAGCTGAGTTGAATGCCAAAGGTCAAGACTATGCTAATTCTCATGGTACTTGCAATACCATAAAATGGTACAACGACAGGAAATCCAAGATGTTCCAAAAGACAGATTGTGAGGTGACTGAAGTTGGATCTATGGTAGAGTACGTTGTAGAAGCCGGCCGCTTCTCTTCTTCTGTTTCTAAGGAGGATGCTAATCAGAAGGCTTTGGATGCCTTGGAAGCTGAAGGTCCAGGTTATGCTAATGAGCATGGTACATGTGAAACAAATTTATGGTATAACGTAGAGAAGTCAAAAGTATTTTATAAAAATAACTGTGAAGATGGATTTATCGGAGCGCCTTACACTTACACAGTAGAAGCCGGTAAATACACATCAGACGTAAGTCAAGAAGATGCTGATAAGAAAGCTCTTGATGATATAGAGAGAAACGGCCAAGAACAAGCCAACCTTAATGGTGAATGCATTGAGGATCCTAATTATTTTATAGGAAAGGCTTCGGCTCGTGTTCAGAAAAATGATTGCGATGCCGAATCTCAGACCGGAAGCTTCGTTGATTTGACTGAAAAGGATCTTGCTGGATACCCAGATGCTTTTGTGTCAAGGGAAAGCCAGGAGGCAGCTAATGCGCTGGCTGAAGCTGCTATGGAAGAACAGAAACAAGATCTTGCAAATAAGAAAGGTACTTGCATCGATAAAGATCAGTTTGTTGGTGTATATAGCAAGGTATTCACAAAAGACAATTGTGAAGGAGAAGGCGTAGGCTCTCAGGTAACAGTAGACCAAGACGATGTAACCGGTGGTCCTTTTACTTCATACGAAAGCCAGGAGACGGCTAACGCGCTCGCTCAGGCTGCTGTCGAGCAACAGGGCCAGGCCATAGCCAACCGGGACGGACATTGCACGTGGACTGGTAAATACAGTGAAGAATTTACCAAAAACGATTGTAATGAAGGTCAGGTAGGGTCTAAGATTACTGTAACCGAACAAGATGTTGTTGGTGCTCCTTTCACATCTACCGTAAGCCAAGATGATGCTAATAACAAGGCCAAGGCTGCTGTCAAAGAGCAAGGTCAGGCTATTGCCAATAATAAAGGGAATTGCGAAGATATGACGGTCTATACCGGTCATTACAGCAAGAGATTCGTTCCCGAATGCGAGGCTTGTCATAAAGGTGTAGAGATGGAGGTTACGGCTGAGATGGTAAATGGAAGCCCTGTTACATCAACAGAAAGTCAAGAGGCGGCAGATACAGAAGCTCGTAGGATCGTAGAAGAAGGCGGTCAGGCTTATGCTAATAAAAACGGTAACTGTACGCCATTAAGCACCGAACCTGTATGGGAAGACGTAGAACCGGAAGAACTTAGATGTAGCGAAGGTAAGTCTCAGAAAAAACAGCGTGACACCAATGAATGTTCTGAAACTCATAATCAAGAACGTTGGGTGGACGGCGGAAATAAGGTTTGTAGCTGGACCGGTCATTATTCAGAAACGTTCCAGAAGAACGACTGTGAGATACCGGATTCAGGAACAGAAGTAGAGGTAAGTGAAGCTGATGTTGAAGGCAATCCTTTTACTTCTTTCGTAAGTCAAGAGGATGCTGATAATAAGGCTAAGGAAGCCGTTAAAGCTCAAGGGCAGGCTATTGCTAACCAAAAAGGTAAATGTAGGTTCGTAGGCGTATATAGCAAGCAGTTTACAAAAGACAATTGCGGATCATGTCAGCATGGCGTTCCGATGAGCGTAACACAAGACATGGTGGGTGGACCGTTCTATTCAAATGAAAGTCAAGAGGAAGCTAATAGATTAGCTCAAGAAGCTGTAGAGGCTCAAGGACAGGCTTATGTAAACAAGAATGGAACTTGTGAAATGGATAGTACTGATCCGGTATGGATTGATACAGATCCTCTTGAAACCAAATGCGAAGATGGTAAATCTTATAAGAAACAGATTAATACCAATGAGTGTTATGGTGGAGAAGATGAACGTTGGATAGAAGGAGGTGATAAGGTTTGTACATGGACTGGTACATACAGTAAGGAGTTTACAAAACAATGCGCCGATAATGGTGTTGGATCTAAGGTGGTTATAGATCAGGACGATGTGACAGGTGGTCCTTTTACTTCAACTATAAGTCAGGAAGACGCAAATAGTAAGGCTCAGGCTGCTGTAGAGGCGCAGGGGCAGGCTCTTGCTGACGCGCAGGGAACTTGTACTTGGACCGGTAAGGCAAGTAAGGTCTTCACCAGAAACAATTGCGGAAGCTGTCAGCATGGTTCGTCTGTTACCGTAACCCAGGACCAAGTAGGTGGTCCATTTACGTCCAATATCAGTCAAGCTGATGCTAATAAGAAGGCTCAAGATGCTGTAAATTCCCAAGGTCAGGCAGTAGCTAACAAAAACGGTGATTGCGTAGCTGATAGCACAACACCTTCTTGGTCTGATACCGGAAGCACCCGTTGCGACGGTTGTACGTCTCAGAAGCAACAACGTGACACCAATCCATGTTCTTCTTCTTACAACAACACAAGATGGGTTAATGGAGGTGGAGAATCTTGTACAGACTGGTCTTATTACGGAACAGGAGATTGCGTAGGTCATACTCAGTATGATGCTTATCGTGATAGCTGCTCTGGTAGCATAGATCGTCAATATTCTGTAAGTTGTAGGAATTGCTGTAATTGCGGATCTTACGGTTCTTGGCAAGAAAAAGGATGTAAGAATGATCAAGTTAAATACGTTCGTTATGATGATTGTGGTAATGCCGACTACAAATACGAATATGAAGTTGGAAAATGCGGATATGCGCCATATGTCTTTGAGTTTGTAGATGGAACAACTGGTAAAGTATGGTCTGGATCAGGTGAAGCACAAACTATACAATATACTATTACAAGTACCAAAAGTGGATCGTATATTGGATATAGTGTGCAATCTAAGCCTGATTGGTGTTCTGTAGATTATAGAGACCAGACATCTACGAGTATGCTTGCTAAAATTACTATGACAGCTAACTCTTCCTCTTCTTCTCGTTCCGGTACTATTACTTTCGTCCAAAATGAATCAGGGAAAACTGTTAACGTTAACATTACACAGGCTGTTGCTGTCACTTATGAGTTTAGTGCCAACCAAAGCACTTGGAATGCCGATGCAAATGGAGGTGCAAATAACTCATATTTATGTATTCAATTAAAAAGTAAAAAGAATGGAAGTAAGATAGGATACACTGTATCATCTAAGCCAAGTTGGGTTACAGAAGTTACAGAAAAACCATCAGGAGTAAGTTGTCCTGTTTCGTCAGGTTATGATTATTCATTTGTAATAATCTCATCCGCAAACAGCTCTTCATCTTCCAGAAGTGGCACTGTGACATTGAAGCAAAATGAGTCTGGGAAGACTGTTAACATAACAGTCAACCAAGAAGGCAAGGCAGAGGCTAAGCCTGTTCCGGCGCATATTACATTGAAAAACGGCTCTTGGGCTACATATGGGAAGAATAATGTTTCTTATATCCCTGGCGCCGGTAAGTGTATTGCCGGATTCGAATGGACTGGTGATGAAAATGGAAATATCCGAATCTACACCTGTGATATTAAGGTGGTGGATGCTAATTATCGTGAGATATCTGGAGCTACTATAAGCATCGGAACAATAACCCAGAGAAAACAGCCTGGAAGCTCTTGTTCGTATTTCGGGGCCGTTAATGGAGGAATATTAGCCGGATATGTTCATTCTGGAGATGAGAATGGATATACTACATGGTATATACGAACTATAAACGTATCCTATGATGGCAAATTGTATAAGAGTGCTACTGTTAGACAATTTGAAAAAACAGGTATTTCCAAGAAGAGTGGTATATTTAATGTCTATAATGAGTCACCTGCTTCTTACAACTTTATCGTAGATGGAGCTGAGTGCGGTGATGAAAGAGGAACTTTAAAATACTCTTATTCTCAAATAAATCTTAATCCAGCATAATTAACAGGGGAGGGGATTTAGTTCTCTCCCTTGAATGTTTTTTGGATTATATTATTTTGTTTTAAGTATTGTCCATTAGAATAAAAATGATTAATATTGCATATCATTCAATTTTAAAATTTTAGTATCATGGCTTGTAAAAAGAAAGCTCGTCAGGGTGGTGAAGTCGATAAGAAAGACAAACCTAAAATGCGTCAAGGCGGTAGCGTTGGAGGCAAGATGAAAAGAAAGAAGACGAGCACTAAAAAGTGATTGAAAACCAGGGGAAGGTGCTGATCACCTTCCCCATTTTAATAACATAACAACAATTTATTATGAGCAACAAGTTTATTAGTAAAGGGCAAAGGAATGTCTGTGTGACGTTTGTGAAGTACTATCCTGTATTGATGCAGGATAGTATGTTAGCCAGCATTTTTGATGAGTTTTATCCTTTTAGTATCACTAATTGGCTGTATCCGATATTAGGTCATTCTCTATCATGGGACCTATTTCTCTTGGCTTTTTCAAGAATGTTCAGGTTTTGTATATGGCATAGGTTATTGATCTATAGCATGATTTTTAATATCTGTGTAGAATGGGTTACGGTTAATATTGAGATGCCTATTGAGCACAATATCGTAGTGTGGTCTGTTATGGCTGTTACTCTTTTGATAATCATTGCCTCTATTGTTTTAAGGTTTAAAACAGGATGTTTTGAAAATGAAAGAAATTAAGACAGAGACGCTGCGTAAAAGCAGTGCGGCGGTATGCGATAAGATAAAGGAGATGTTTTTAAGCGGGGAATGCGATCATCTTACAGCCAACGATTTTGAGACATGGACGCAGCTTGCTAATCCGGCTAAGTACTATACCGGAGAAGAGGCTGTTTCTTATCTTAATGTAACTTCTAAAAGATTTTATGAATATCGTAAGGCTAAGTTAGTTCCTGATCCGGTTAAGATAAAGGGATTCCCTAAACCTTTATATACGAAAGTCATGTTGGATGAGGCTATAAAAACCATATCCGGTATGAGTGAAAGAGATATTTATATGAGGATCTTGAATGCTAAATCAAGAGAATCAAGAGCAAAAGAAAGGAGGGGAGCATGATCACTAATGGTGAATTTGTATCAAGAGTCGTAAACGGTATTCATGCCCTTGACAAAGATTCGCATGTTAGTCGGAGATGGATATTGAATATCGGTAGAACTAAAGCCGAATCTTATACAGCACAGAGGTGGGATGACGGAACGTTACTTGGCGACCACCGGCTCCTAACTTACGTTACTTGCCTGGAGATGATTGAAGTTGATAAAATAGTTTGCTGCGATGCCGAATTTGCGTTATGTAATACGCTTATGCGGTCAAAGCATAAACTTCCAGGACTTCTTTATTCTGCCCTTAGACCGGCTATTACCAAGGTGACTAACGTAGATAACACCATATTTTTTAAGTTTGCTGAAATAAAGTCGTATCGTAATGAACAAAAAAGACCGTATGCTAAATACGTTAAAGAACGTCGTCCTTTTTATTATGTAGAAAACGACTATATTTATATACCGGATTTCCATATAGAGCTTATTAACGTAGAGTTCTTTACAACAAGAAGAAAGAAGGCGCTGGAGTTAATGGCCTGCGATCCTACACCTAAAGGGTGCGAGTCTGAATGGGAATACGAATTTATCTGTCCTATCAAGCTAATTGAGTACGTGATAGCAGAGACGATAAAGGAAGTAGCGTTCAGGCTACAGATTCCTGTTGATGAAAATCCGAATCTTGATTCCAATCAGAAAAGTCAAATTGTTCAGTGATTCTTTTTATTGGACACCCGGCCATAGTTATATAGTTTGGCCGGGTGTTTTTTTTGTACTATTTCAATGCAAGAACAGGGTTTCCCCATTTTCTTTTCCATTTATCTCCGAGGTAATTTATCAAAGAATTGTAATCTTTGATAAAACCGTCATCAATAACAGAGGCTATGACGTTCTCTATAGCTATTATGTCATTGAGCTCATCTTTGCTGGCAGTATTCCTTATCCCATCTTCGTGTTTATTAAAAACAATGAAATTAATAGCTTTAGCAACTCTCTTTATATTGTCTTTCAAGTCATTCTTGTTTGGAACTATTTTGCTTATTGCGCTACACATCCTAACGTATGCATCGCCGGCTTCGTTCCGGTTTTCCATCAAACCATCTGTGAGCCAAATGACAACCTCTGCGTAAATTTCTGGATCCATCTCTAATGCAATCATAACAAACAGATATGGATTGACAAACCATTTTTGATCTACTCCTTTTCCTTTTTTGTAGGCAAGGTCTAATTTACCAAGATCCATTACACTGCTGATATTCAGGATATTATCTTTGAGTCCGAGATTTCTCCTACTCAATAAGTCCCTGTCATTCAACTTATTAAAAAGCTCGAAACATCTCTCCCTAAAAGAAGAAGTTAGCATTATTTCGTTAATCCATCTTTCTTTTAACCCTTTTTCTTTTCTTTTTTTGTTCATGGCCGATACGGCGTCTGTTATACATATGTAACCATCTTTAGACATAACAGACACGTTCATTCCTAACAAAACTCGATCTTTTGATTGTAAAACAACATTTGATTTCATAACTTTACTACGATTTTAATTTTGTAAAATATAAGTCTACCTGTCCGTGAGGATCGGTAGACTTTGCAAATATAGAATAGTATTTTGACGCAACAATATATTCTAATGTTAATTATCTGAAATGTATAATTTTAATTTTTGAATTATGAAAAGAACATCAATACAATCACCGTATTTTGCAGCTTACTACCATCGTCTTATGAAGAGAAAGAATGGTTTTAAGAAAGGCATGATAAGAGACAGAGGAGAGATTTTAAGACTGTTGTCTATTATATGGAAAACCGTATCAGAACATTATGTGGAAGCTGATGCTGGTGTTTACGTAGATAACGTGGGCTACTTATGCCATGTGCTTATACCGGGCCAGCGCTTTACCGTCAGGCGGGACCTGGACATCGTGAGCAGGCTCGGCACCAACGGCTACCTCTACAACCACCTGGCTATGGATTTCGCAGACTCTAAAAGATATTACCATTTTGTAATACAAGATAGCTTGAAAAAGAAGTTAAGGGTTAAAATGAATAAAGGACGAAGATATCGATTTATGTACAATGAAATACTTGCTAAAAGAAGGGTGTTTAAAGATTTTCAGATTAAGAGAGTTTTCGAAGATAAAGAATTAGGACATAGAAAGTCGTAGAAAAAAAGTAGCGATCACCCTTTGTAGATACAGGATAATCGCTACTTTTGCATATCCGTCTACCTTCTCAGGCTGGCGGATATAAAAAATCATTCCTATTATGGGAACAAAGATAAACAATTTTCAAAACAATGCGAAGAACAGTAACATTATTTTGACGTCAGAATCCAACGAAATGGAATTTAGTAAAGAAATTGAAACTGTATCATCTTTCAAAAATTCAGATTTTGTAGAGTTAAAAATTATTGTCATTGATCATGAACCGTATTTTATAGGGTCTCCTATAGCTTCATTTTTGGGATATACAAATCCAAGAAAAGCGATAAGGGATCATGTTGATGAAGATGATAGGATGATAATGAAAGTTCCTGATACTCAAGGGTGGAACGAAACGTTCCTCCCCTATACCCCAAATACTAAAATATTGATAATCAATGAGTCTGGTCTATACAGCTTGATTTTTGGATCAAAGATGGATTTTGCTAAAAAATTCAAGAAATGGGTAACATCTGAAGTTCTTCCTTCTATAAGAAAAACGGGTTCCTATTCTATAACACCGAAAGACTATCCATCTGCATTAAGAGCATTAGCTGACGAGATTGATGCTAAAAATAGAGCCATAGCCGAGAGAGCGCAAGCAGAGGCGGAGAGACAGCAGGCGATAAAGACCATAGAAGAGCAGCGTCCTGATGTGGAGTTTGCAGAGTCGTTCAAGAAGGTTGATCATGAAAACATGTGGTTGATTAGAGATATTGCGAAGAAGCTTGAACAAAATGGGATCATTATTGCCGAAAAGAATCTCCGTATGTTTCTTGAAGAAATGAAATTCATGTTCAGGAACGGGCAGGGTAAATGGGAACTATACAGTGATATCGTTAAAAATAAGTTTGGTGTTTATCGATCTTACTTTGTGGATAAGTACTCCGGTGAAAGGATCAATCAGCAAACAATATACATGACTGGTGCCGGATATGAAGTTACGCTCAATGGTATAAAAGGGAAATGTAGAAGCACGTTTCTAAAGTACGGTAAGTTTGAAGATCCTAACTTTTAAAACAGCAAAATAGGGCATTAATCAGATTATTAATATCTTTGTGGAGGTCAGGTTCGTTTCCTGTCCTCCATTTTTTTTAAAAGTAATGACAGTCGAAGATTATATCATAGAGTTAAAATCGTCTTTAAGATCATTTGACAAACGTGATCTGATAGATGAGGTATCCATCTATAAATGGGTAGAGATCGCCCTGAAGAAGTTTGGAGGCGATATTACTATGCGCAAAGAGGCGGTAGTGGACGTCAAGCGAGGACAGGCTCGTATGCCGGGAGATTACTTTGATCTTATTCTGGCATTTAAATGCGATTTCAAGGGATATGAGGTGCCGGAAGGTGATAAGGTAATACCAGAGCTTCAAAATACAATAGCTTGGAAAGAACGCACTGAAAGAAGTTATAGGTGGTGTTCTTGCGATGAATGTTGTAAAGATGAATGCGAGAAAGTGATAGTTGAAAAATTTTATATCAATGTTCATGATCGCGATCATGAAGTTCGTTGCTATTATGACCGACCGATAATGTTAGGTCTTGCTAAGCCTATGCTTCGTGATTCTTGTTTGAGTAAATGCCGGAATAAGGTAATAAAGGATAGTCCGTATGAGATAAACATCGTAAACGGATTCCTGTATGCTAATTTCGATGGTCCTATTTACATGCAGTACCGGTCTCTTCCTTTTGACGGAGAATCTAACATAATTATACCAGACACGCCGCAGGGTCTGGTCCTGGATTATGTCGATAATTTTGTGAAGATGAGATTCTTTGAGGAACTGATGTATAATGCAGAAGCTCAGGGTGCAGCCGACTTATTTAAGTTGTATGCACAACAAGATTTGGTTAAGCTGAAAAATGCTAAGACCGAACTTAAGATGATGGGTATGACATTGAAAGGCATGTACGAACCTCTTAGACGGCGCCGTGCTGAGTTTGAGATATATACTAAGGCGTATCCAGTTATTGACGATATACTTAAAATGGTATGATTGAGGTAGTTTTATTTATATACTTGTCTGGCGTTATCGCATCCATGATTGTTTGGTCAATCAGGCAATTTAAAGGAGAGGCGAGTTTGGTAGAGACAATGTACTGCCCGGTAGTATTTTTGTTGAGCTGGATATACGTATTTGAAATATTTAAAATGAAATAATATGTTAGAGGTTAAAGCAAGCGAAATAGTAACCGCCGACAAAATGAGAGGCATAGGACCGGCAAACATCATCTTCACAGCCGGCCCTAATCCGGTAGCTGAAGATCGTAGAGGCGTAGCTAAGGTAACGGCTGGTGGAGAGAGTAAGAACGTTACAATCACACAAGCTGCCGGCGAGCAGGTTGTTGTAATTCCTGAGTTCGATTATCTTGTTCTTAGGTATGGATGGGAATCAGAAGACGGCTCCGATTTTGATACTGCAACCGGTTTCACCAATACAGGCATCTCAGATGTAGATAATAAATACGTTGGATGGAGTAAGCAGTGGGCTACTACCCAACAACAGGTAGGTGATTACCTTGTTTATGGTGGTGATAACATGCAGTCCGGTCTTGAAGGTGCGCTTATTAAGATGAAGACCTTGCTATCAGCGCCGGGCATGGACGAGTCGGAACCTAATATCAATGCTGATATCTATGGTAATTGGTATGGAAATAGAGGGCGAGGAAATGTTGTTGTGTCTTTTACAGCCTACCTTGGAGGAGAGATGGTTAAACAAGGATTTAATTTCATTAATGAAGGAGGTACGGAAGTTTACTCCGACAGCATCACTACTAACGTTTCGGCTCATGGTGAAACCAATTACCAAAATATAAAAGGTTTGTACACTAAGATGGGTACGATGGTTTATAATAAGGAAAAGCGTGATTGTGTTATTGTTATAGGTTAAGGTGATGGAAGGTCTTTGGGATAAATACAATAGGATTAAGGAGGTGTTTTACCGGGATTTTGTTTATGATTCCAGCTACACAGAGCAGGCCTCGTGCATCCCACTGTCGTCGGTGAAGAACGGGGCAGGCTGGGTCGGCGACGGAACTATCAACCTGGCTCATTATCTCCAGTTTATATACACGGAAATGGTTCTTGGCAGCAAGACAGAAGATGATGTGCGTAATTCCATATTGGTACTTACCCGTCTTGCCGATACTACTTATGATCTATTTTTTAATAACAACAAAGGTATTTATTTCAAATTCGAAAAAGGATTTTTCTTAAGAGACGATATCCATAGCGAAGACGCAAGCAAATTCGGTCTTACCAAGATAAGCTCCGGATATACTAATGGTATAGAGTTAAAAGATGAAGACCCTTGCTTCTCCCCATTCACTTCACAAGATCAGATCTGGAATCTGGCTCCTATATTAGCTTTCTTGTCAGAAAAAGGATTTGAAGAAGCCGGGCAAGTAGGATACGATATTTTTGAGTACGTTATTAGAAACAGACACAAGATATACAATCCTTATTATAGCGCCTTGCTTCATCATTGGACATTCCTTCCTGATATGGATACCGATAAGGTTAAGCCGTGGGATAGGGTTAGTAACCGGAATAAGAATCTTAAATACAAAGTTAAGGTTAAGAGAGGGGCTAACAATTGGTACTTCTCTGGAGGGTTCAGATGGGCATTTAAGAAGTTTGGAGGCAAGTGTAGTACATTCTGGCATTGCCTATGGTATAAGCCATTTATATTTTTAGCAGATAGGGTATATCATCCATATGTATGTAAATGGTTCGGTATTAAGGTTAAGAACAATTCTTACTATTGTCTTGGATCCACAAATGAAAAATCATGGTATGGTCCTAAGTTTAGAAAGAGGTTGGTTAGTAAGTTTAACAAATCTTTGGAAGGGGGAGAATTATTTATGCCTCATTTGGTTTTTCTTCATGGATGTGAAGGTGTTGATGGAAGTAGCTTAGGATCCTACCTTAATGAATGGGAATGGGATGGAGTTAATTCTCCTATTGAGTTTTTGATTTTGTGCAACTGGTATAAAATTATTTTTTTTTGACAATGAAAATATTTTATAATTCAAAAATAGCTAAGTTGTTTACGTTCATTGACGGCTATAAAACAATTATGCTGTTTGGAGCCGTATTTACCGAACGTGATGCTATATCATTGAAGGCCGAATATCATGAAGAGGCGCATTGTAATCAGTATCATACAATGTTTTGTTTTGGTATGTTTATATCGTTGCTTACAATAGGATTGTGTCTCTTATTCGGTAATGCAGGGTGGTGGATGCTGTGGCTGTCTCTTATTCCGATATTTTTATACTATTCATGGTATTTAATTGAGTACCTGATTAGGTTGTGCATATATCGCAATCACGATAAGGCATATCACAATATCGTATTTGAAAGAGAGGCTTTCGACTTAGAAAAGTATTGGAATCGGCATGATGTTTTCAGAGAGGAGTCTGAAGGGTTTAGTTTCTTGAAATATTACAGAAAGGAGTATTATCGTGAGTAGGAGAAGATATTTTGAGGAACAGAGATCTGGTAATGGAGCTATTTATCATTGTGTTGAAATCGATACCGATTATGATGATCGTTTTGAGGTACTTGATTTAATGAGTAAAGATGAATCAGATACAATTAGCCCAGATAAGGTGAATAATGTCTTGAATCAGCTTAGGCAAGGATCATGTTTTAACATTCATACTCAGAGTACAGTTTCTTTTGAGGTTATAGAAAAGAGAACTAATGCTATATTTATCAAATTTAATCCAACTCCTGCTCCAAGTGAACAACATGGCATTATATATAGGTTTCAGATAAACAATAAAAAATATGTTTTTATGTTTTCTAACAATTATGACGGCAAGAGTGACCTTATACAAAACGCAGATGAGGATGTTGATTGTATGACATACGCGCAGGATATCAGATTTCATTCTAATGATTCTTTCTTTGTATTTGTTTGATTATGTATGTTAAATATAATTATATGATTTACAGTAAGTTATTATATATAGGGGGGGGGTAATCCTTAGTATGTTATGAGACGTCGTTTATTGCAAAAAAAATAGGGAACTTGAAGACTTTATCATAAGGTTTTATCCGGCAGGAAATTACACATGGACGGTTCCAGCGGGATGTAGGGAGGTTGATGTGTTTCTTGTCGGAGCTGGTGGAGGCTGTTCATATAATTCAGGATTAGGAACTCCCGCCGGCGGTGGAGGCGGTTATACTAAAACATATAAGAAGGATACCGCTGGCTATAGAGATGGCAACGCGATAACTGTTACACCAGGACAAACTATTGAAATTATAGTTGGTGCAGGAGTTCGTGGCGCAAATGGGGGATATTCACAGTTTATGAGTTCGCTTTACCGGGCTGAAGGAGGCCATCTGTCTCAATGGAATGGAGACGGAAATGGTGGTTCGGGAGGTGTAGGGGTAAATAGATCTACTCATTCGGTCGGAGGCTCAGATGGTACAGGCAGTGGTGGAACATCGGGACAGGGACATACGACGCGTGATTTTGGGGAATATAATGGTAAAAGGAATGCAGCAGGTGGGGCAAGCTCCTATAATAAATCAGGCGGGGAGACATCTCGGCCGGGAACATCAGATTATACAGAAGGGAGTGGCGAAGGCAGTAATGAAAGTAGTTCTTTGCATTCTGGCTGGAGTGCCGGACTTGGTGGTGGCGGCTACGGTGGTGGAGCAGGGGGGAAATGCATCGGGAAAATCGACGAAAGGTGGTGATGGTACTGTTTTGATTAGGGGTAGAAGATATAAATCGTAAGTAGATGTTATGAGACGAAGATTTGAAAATGTTAATATGGTGATGGGTAATTGTTTCTCTCCTGTAATGGAAGGGAGTCAATTTAAATGGAATAATATTGTAGTTAATAGTCCAGTATATATAACTCCAATAAGAAGAAAGAAATTCAAGATAAGTTTTGGAGAATTTGATTTATCCAAGGTTTTGTCTAATGTATCATCTAATTGTGATATTATAATAAGAGATAAATCTGCATATACATTTCTATTGTTACTTCTGTCTGCTGATCATTCTAAATGCAGTTTGTTTAATAATCATCTAACAGTCAACACCCAAGATTTACCAAGATATATTTTTTACATTGATTCCGAACATGAGGAACTGTATTCATACAAAGACGGGGTTTTAGAAAGTAATGTGACGATAATGGATCCAGTTGATAATTATTTCTATAATTATATTGATATTCAAATAAGAAATTTCAATGATAATCCTATCCCCGATTTTTATGTAGGTGTGGTCGATAAAGTAGGAGACTGAAAATGTATTTCTTTTCTTCACCTACTTTAGAAATCCATGATTAAATCTCTTTTGCTATCTTTGTGACAAACAGTTACAAAGATGGCATCAGAAGATAACAGAAACATAGCGGTACCTCAAACAGGTATGAACCGCGATCTGCATCCGTCGAGTCTTACGGATCAGCATTATACGTTTGCCTTGAATGCCAACATCGAATCTGAGGATGGTAATGTTGGGATGAGATCTAACGAGCACAGTAACCTTAAATGCATTGATTTCGATGGGTTTAAGGTTATTGGTTATAAGAATGATCTTACTTCAGGCAATATCTATTTTTTTATAACAAATCCTGAAACAGGCGTATCTAAAATAACTTATTTCAAGCCTGAATCCGATACAAGTATCTTATCCGATTCCGATATAGAATCTATGGTAGAAGGATCGGAGTTGTTGTGTTCTGGCATGAAAACCTTGTTGGAAGACAACGAGCAAGATTCGTGCCTTAATTTCTCTATCTATCATCCTATAAAAACCATAGAAATAAAGACAGAGAAATGTGGAAAATGTATTTACTGGACCGACGATTATAATCCTCCCAGGTATGTTATTGTAGACAAGGCTCTGACTCCTGATGATGAAGGTGATATATGGTATCATTATCATGGGTATAAGATATGCGATAAAGAATACGATAGGGATAAATTCATGCAGGAGAATGGTTGTTTTCTGGCATGTGAGAAACTTAGGGTATTTCCGCTACTGGACCAGCCATGCGTAGAGCCGGTACAGATAGAGTACGGGGGCAGCCTACGTGCGGGCGTGTATCAGTTTGCTGTGGCCTTGTGCGATGAATTTGGTAACGAGAAAACTAACTATACTTCATTGACTAACCCTGTTCATGTATTTGATGAGCAATATATTAGGATAAATGATGGTAAATGGGGAGAAAGAACTAATCTTGGTATAAGACTTAAGGTGTCTAATCTGGATAGGCAAGTCAGCCATTACAAGGTGGCTGTTATTCAGAATACTGTAGGATACAATGGCGAAACACAACCTGTAGTGGATTATTTTATAGAAGGTATTCATCCTATTACAGAGAAGACCATATACTATTATTCTGATCTTAATAATAAGAGGACAACATTTGAACATATTTCTTTAAAAAGAGCCATATATAATACATCAAGAGGAATAGTGTCAGTCGGAAACCGTCTTCTTCAATATGGTCTTACGGCAGAAAAAGAATGGAATTTACAGCCTGTAGTTTCCCTCATGGGTCATTTCTTGAAATGGCAGGCGTCTGTAGCCCACGAAGATTTATATAAGGATGGTAATGCTTGTTCGTTGTATGTGGGATATATGAGGAATGAAGTGTATCCGTTTTCTATCTCGTTTAAGACATCTACTGGTTATAAAACTCCAGCATTCGTTCTTGTTCCCCCACCTTCTGATAAGGCAAGAGAGGAAATGAACAAAGACAGTATCCCATACCAGTCTATAAACGCATATGCTCCGGATTGCTCAGGTGTTGATAGGAAATATGTATGGCAGTATAGCAATACGGCAGGAGATGGGGTATTGATTGACGACGATGCGGTTGTTATAGATGAAGAACAGAAAGAGTGTAACAACCCGGCTACTGTAGGTCAAACTGTTATAGTGGAAAGCAATTTCGCTACTTTTAAAGGGAAATCAAGATTTATTATCGATTATGATGATATTGTAGGAACCCCTATAAATTATTTGTCTGAAAATATAGGTCTTGTAGCTTGTAATAATAAGGAGAATGGAAACAATGAAAGACAGATATGTGATATAGCTACCAAATACAGAGAAGATGGAACACAGGATTATATGGAGCCAATTGATCATATTAGGTTACCAGAAATGGAAGGAGACTGCGAAGTCCCTCATCGTCAAGAATCTATATTGTCAGCTCCAGTTCCACTAATAACAGGCCTTGTAGAAGATTATATCTATAAGGTTCTTAGCGAAATGGAACACGTCTCTACAGATTATCTATATACCACAGGAGGAGAAAATCAGAATAAGTATTCTGTGTTGTTTAATTACGAGACAATGGATTCTTTATCTGAATGGATGGAGGAAGCATTTTTTGGGTATAGCGCTGGCAGCATATCAGGTGATGGCAATCAACACCTTTGTTCTGAGTTTTATCCATACTTACAACCTGGATCTGTTTTAAAAACCGTGTCTGATGCTATATACGTATTAGATACCATGCCTTGTACATGCGGATGTTATATTGAGAGTTATTGCTCTGATCCTACTGTGTCAAGAACTGATTATAACAACTTTCAGAATTATAATTATCTTCTTGGAAGTTATATTCTTCATATAGATGGATGGAGCCAAAAGATAAATGATGTAGGAGATTGGCGAGCCGGTAGATCTACCAGTACAGTCATAAATAATCAGTATAGATCAAAGAACGGACCCAGGTATTGTATTGAGCAATTTTGGCCTGAAGCTTCTGAGAAGTTGCAAGATATGATATATAAAAATTCGGATACCGGTATAGATGAAACTGATTGGAAATTTGAAGGGTATGTAAACAATGCTACATTTAATAATCCTACAGGGGATAAGCTTAATATTGGATTCGCATCTGAATTTGTGGTATGGAAGTTTGTCAGAAATGTAATGACAAATGCAAGATTTATTAGGATTAATAGACCAGAAGAGTGGGACATAGAAGGTTATAAAGACGAGAACAAAGTTCTTTATCTTGAAGCTCTTGGAAAGGTAGATGGCATAATGGATGCTGTGTCTACCAATTACGTTCGTGTTTCTTTTTGGAAGGATGTTGAAACATGGTCCCCTCTTGGAATAGTACCAGTTGAATTTGATAGACCTGAGTATGAATCATCTCATTCCGTTATTGTTAACATAGCAAGACCGGCTTTCGGAGAAATAAATGAAGAGTTTTTTGATTCTATAGGTCAAAATTATTTTTATGTTACAATAGAATCTCCTATTGTAGCGGTTCCTTGGATAATGACGTTTAGACAAATTCAATTTTGTTCTTATAAAAATTATGATACCCCAGAAGAAGATGAAGAAGAAGGAAAGAAGCCTTCCCGTGCTATTCTTGGAGTCGCTTTTGCTACAGGTAAAACCATATATCCTTATATTTTTGGTGTAAGAGAAAAAGAAATAAATAAGGTTGATTTGTCTGTTGATTCAATAACATTAAGATCGACGGTAGTATTTGCATCTAAATGTCAGACATGTGGAGATAGGCCTATTAATTGCAAGCCTCGTCCTTATAAATACGGGGATTTTGCATATTGGGAATCATCTGAGAAATATCCTGCTAATTTTGAACTTTATGATAGTAGTAGGATGAAAATAGACACAGGTAGATCTTATGATGATCCAAAAAAAACAGAAGCTTATTCTAATATTATGAATAAGTTAACAGAATATTATGGTGCTCCTTTGTCAGACAAAAATGGATTATCTTATTTCAAGGGTCATTCTTATGGAGGAGTAGATACTTCTACCGTATTTTGCCAACAACCTATACGTCATTACCGGTTCCCAGATAACAAACATATACCTTTTATGAACAGTGATGAACGTGGATATGACATAGCTTCTGAAATATATCCGGTAGGTATTATGGTAGATGAGAACACCATACAAGTGTTTTTGGATTTTGCGGTAGATTCTGGTTTGATTACGCAACAACAAAGAGATACGATCGTAGGATATGAACTGTATCGTGGAGATAGGAGGCTAAATAGGTCGGTTGTGGCCTCAGGATTGGCCTACGATATGCTTAGATACATAGGAGACGATGGTAATGTAAATATCTATCCTAATTACCCATATAATGACCTATCACAAGATCAATATAATTATACGTCTGGCAAAAGAGACGAGTTTATATCCCATCCTTTCGACAAAGGAGGAAACGTGTGGTATTCATTTTGTTCGCCTGATATTTATTTCAACAAGCCCGAACTTCCAAATGAAGTATGTATAGACGGGTTTCAAAGAGGAATGTCTGTAGGCAGTTTTATACCTGTCGAAGATCATCCAAAATGGACTATCTTAGGTCCTGCCGCTTATACGATGGCTGCGTCACTTGCCGCAGTTGAATCAAGTGCCACAATAGCCGCTATGATAGCAGAAGAGCTTCAGATAAGGGCTCAGTCTGGATACATAGGAGGGTCGGCTGGTCTTACCGGAGGAGGATTCCTAACGAATTTAAGTGTGGCCATGCTGTTTTCTTCAATGGTGTCAACCATCAGTCAAACTCTTGCTAAGGGCCCGATATTGTACGGTAAGTACCGTTATGATTGGCTTAATGCGTTTATAAACAATGGACCAAGACGTAATCATGCATGGTATTATACTTCTGTAGGATTATATAATTCAATGATAGGTATAACGGACCAGGATAAGTATGAACGAAATTTTGCTCGTGGTTTATCTTCTGTTAAGTACATGAAGTCCGGTGTATATCCTATGATGGATGCCAGTATGTCATCTAAATGGGGAACCGGTAAAAACGATAATGAGGGACGATTCTTATTTGTTAATAATATAGATCGTGAATCTTCGTTATTTTTATCATTTGGTGATCCAGGTGAAAAAGGAGATGGTAAATCGAAATATTTATTGGAATATCCGAACTATGTCTACAACTACGACAGTAGCCGTATAGATGATTTGGTTATTGCTGGAAGAGATGTTGTAGCAGGAAGAACATTCGAGCAATCCAAATCAGTTTCATACATCTGTTCTCCGTATATGAGGCTTATGCGATATAGGCCGGATCAATATGGTCAAATAGAAGATATAAAATGGATTTCCATAGGTGGATGTGGATTTTTCACTAATGAAAAGAAACTGATGTTCGGTGGTGATACGGTGATAACCAGATTTTCATTAAAGAGAAAATTTCCTGTTTTTTATAATAGTGCTTTTGGTATTGGAGATATGATACCTTTCCCTTACATGGATTATAGAAATGTAGGATATCCAAGATATTTTGTTAATTATGATACAGGGGAAGATGCGCTTGAAACCACGGATAACGAACGTTTCAATAGTTGGACATCGTCTAATAAAGGAAGATATGCTTTTTACCCAAACAGGAAGAGCTTGTATGAATTGAATGGTGACACCTCCGGTAAGTATGTAGATGGCAGATTTTATACATGGTTCTATGGTATTCCTCAGTTCCTTGTAGAGTCTGAAATAAATTGTAATTTCAGATTAGAGGGCCCTCAGCCTCATGAATTATTCTATCCAAAAGTAGGAGATTTTGTTTGGTGGACACAAGAAAAGAACGTATCTATCCATAGGGACAATGATTACAAGATAAGTCCTATCTATTCATCAAGAATGACATTAACACCTAATGTATTGCCGGCAACATACGAACGTCGTTTTTATGATTGTGCTTACCAGCGACCTAATGGTGTTATATGGAGTAGGGCTGACGTATCTGAAAACAGTCAAACAGATCCGTGGCTAACGTACAAGCCTATGGACTATCATGAGTTCCCAACCAGCAACGGTAAGCTTATTCACATGAAGCGTATTGAATCTGATCAGATCCTTGTCAGGTTCGAGGACCAGGTTTCACTCCATAACGCCATAGACGTAATCAAGGAGCGCACCTCCCCAGGGCAGGCTGAGATGGGCACCGGCGGTCTGTTCGCGTCCCGGCCTCTGGAGTACAACACGACCGACCTTGGTTATTCTGGAACCCAGAGCACTGAAATAATTAGTTCAGAATTTGGTCACTTCTGGGTAGATACTAAAAGAGCACAGGTGTTTATGACCGATCCTAATGGACGTAATCTTAAGGAACTTAGTGTAGGTATCAGACATTGGCTTAAGCGTCATCTTCCGTTTAAGATTCTTAGATACGGAATAACTAATATCTTAACCGGTACAGAGATGACAGAAGAAGATACAGACAATAAATTTATCGGTCTTGGTCTGTCTCTTGGATGGGATAACAGGTATAAGAGGGTACTTATCACGAAAAAAGATTATATACCTGTTAAGAACCCGGCATATTATAAATATGATGGTGGAAGGTTCTTATACAATGAAACAGAGGTGCTGTCAAACGATAAGGAAATATCTTTAAAGGATGAACAATATTTCAAGGACGTGTCGTTCACTATCGGATATTCGTGTCTGAAACAAGAATGGATTTCTTATTATTCGTTCTGTCCTGACTATTATATAGAACAGCAACAATATTTCCAGACAGGAATAAACTTCCCGGCATCGGATGAAGAAGGTGGCTTATGGAGCCATTTGCTGACGAATAAGAGCTTTCAGACATTTTACGGAGCAACATATCCATTTATATTAGAAGTGCCGATAAAAGAGAAATATAACGGTTCTACGCTGGCTTCTGTTGAGTATGAGCTTGATGCAAGGAAATACGTTGATGATGTGAATTACACACTTGACAGGAAAGTAGGTTTGGATACGATAACTATCTACAACGACACAAACAACTCAGGTGAAATTCATCTTGTTCCAGAAGAAAAGAATAATTTAGCGCAACGCATATCGTATCCGAAGATCGTAGGCGATCATACCGAGGTCCTGGATACTGAAGTATATAGAAGACATAAGTTAAACGACTTCTTTAATAGGGTTGACGATGACCGATCTGAAACACCTATCTGGATCAAGGACGATAACGATATAAATAAGTCGGTTAATCCTGATGCTCTTAATTTTAGACGGTCATGGCTTGATAGGTTAAGAGGAAGTTGGATGCTGATGAGGATAAAGAAAGTAATTAGCAACCGGAAGATTATATTCCAGTGGTTGATTTCTGAAGATAAGATTAAGAATAGATAAATTACAATAGGTAATTATATACAATTTTACACCAATCATGTTGTAAAACATAAAGTAAAATAGTATGTGTCTTATTTTAATAAGATAATTTTGTATCATAAAACTGATAAGGAAATGATTAAAGGTTACAAATATAGATTAGATCCTACACCGGAACAGATTGTCCAAATGGAGAAGACATTTGGCTGTTGTAGGTATGTCTATAATTGGGCTCTTGATCTGAAAATTAAAACTTATCAGGGTGAAAAACGATCTTTGTCAGCGGTTGACTTATGCAAGCAGCTAACGTTACTCAAAAAAGATGATAACCATCTCTGGTTAAATGAAGTATCTAATGAATGCTTGCAACAATCTATCCGCTGTATGGATAGTGCCTTCACCAAATTCTTTAGAGAACATACCGGTTTCCCAAAATTCAAATCCAAACATAGAAACAAAAACGTTTTTAAGAATGTCAATTCTGTTAAGTTTGATTTTGAAAACAACAGAGTTAAGATTCCTATCATTGGTTGGATAAAGTTTTTTGCCAATCGGTCCTTTGAAGGAAAGATTGGTACGATAACAATATCTAAATCATCAACCGGTAAGTTCTATGCAAGTGTCTTAATAGATGACGGTATCCCTAATCCTGACAAGTTTGTTATCGATTCCGATACGACAGTAGGGATCGATGTAGGGATCAAGGATTTCGCTGTTCTTTCCAATGGGCAGGTTTTTAGTAATCCGAAGTATTTTGAATCTGCGCAGAAAAGATTAGGATGCTTGCAAAGAAGGTTCAGTCGCAAACATAAGGGAAGCAATAGATGGAAGAAGGCAAAACATGATGTTGCCGTCTGTCATGAACGGATTCGAAACCGTAGACAAGATTTCTTACATAAGGTCAGTAAGAAGATAGTAAGTGAGAACCAAACTATTATCATAGAAGACCTTAATGTAGGAGGTATGTTGAAAAATCATTGCCTTGCTAAGGGTATTGCTTCTGCATCATGGAGCGAGTTCTTCAGGATGTTGCAATATAAATCGGATTGGCGCGGTGTTAATTTAATTCGGATTGGAAGATTTGAGCCGAGTTCTAAGATGTGCGGATGTGGATACATACATCGTGATCTTAAGTTATCGGATCGTGTATGGACTTGCCCTGAATGTGGTTCCGTCAATGATCGTGATTTGCTTGCAGCTAATAATATTAAAAGATTTGGGTTGGAAAAGAAGAATCTTCTAACCCAAGAAAATATTAACAAGACACCGGTGGTGAACCGGGAAGGGGGCGTGGAGTTGTCGGCATTAGCTGGAACGGTGAAGCGTCAAAATGTACTGGTGTAAATTGGTATATAATCACCTTACAATATTTAATAAGTTGAAAATAAGTAGTTTTTATTTTGTGATTTAATAATAGTTGAATATATTTGTAGCGCCTATCGATCCATCGCGGACAGATAGGCGCTTATTTATTAACAATAAAACGATGTAAAATTATGAAAAGTAACGTATTATTACAATCAGAAAGCAGAGAATTGTTAGGTAGAAACATTTCTGTTATGTCAAAAGATGGTTTTGTGTGCATAACAGAGGTTATGGATGTATTGTCACAGAAAAGAGCGGCTATGGGGTTGGAGCCTAAAAGACTCGACCATTTAATGTCTACGTCGTCTTTTCAAGAGAAAATGAATGCATTAATTAAAGAATTGAATATCAATGAATTGACTTGTACTGTACGATATCGTACACTCAAAGATAATTCATTGAATATAAACAAATTAACTGATTTGAAGAAATACGGAATGGCATACAGGAGAGGAAAAGGGAAAGATCAAAAATGGTTTGTTAATCCGTATTTTTTTCGTTATGATAGCCTTAGAGTTAGATCCTGAAATATATGCTAAGGTTATATTATGGCTTACCGATAATTTTATAGAAAATAGAAATATAGCTGGTGAAGCTTACATTAAGATGTGCAAATCTGTTTCCTCTTTAATAAAAAACAAAAGCGAATTATCTGATAAGATAAAAATAGTAGCCAAAGCCATAAATTTTATTGTTTTTAATAAACATGAAGATGGGATTAGAAATTTTGCAACGAAGAATGAGTTAAATGAAATAATATCAATAGAGAATGCAGTTGGAGCTATAATCGATGGAGAGTTTGTTCATTCATTCGAGGAATTAAGAATGTATTTAGGTAAAGAGTGGAAAAAGAGATGGGGTAATCCAATTATGGCTCTAAAATAATTTCGCTTTAATTGTAGTTTTCATTGTAACAATTTTAATAGCGTAGCCGAGGAAGTGCGTGAGTATATCTTCGGCTTTTTTTGTTTATCTTTGTTGGAAAACAGATTATTATGAAACAGGTATCGTATAAAAATGATATATACCCATACAACATAAGGGTATTGCTTGGAGCAGATGAAGAGTATATAATAAAGACATTTGCCAACTTAGAAGTAGAAGATCAGAGCTGGGATGGATGGACTGATGATTATGGTGGCAGAACTATTTTCGTAGGAAACAGAACCAACCACAGGAAAGAAATATGTTTCTTGTTTCATTCGCTGTCTGATATGGATGTGAGAACCATAGGACATGAATGCCTGCACGGACTTTTCCTTTACTGTAAATATCTTAACATTAACTACAGTTTTGATGCCGGAGAAGATGAGCATGCCGCCTATCTGATGGGATGGATGGTCGATAGGGTTTGTGATGCCTACCACAAGTTTAAGAAGGAGGAGGAAAAAGATGGCAAAGAAAAATAAATCAGATTGGAAACCCTCAGAAAATATCCTGAAATACTTGAAATCGTGGGAAAAGTTCAGGGCAAAACCATATGACGATGGAGAAGGAAATATTACTGTAGGATACGGATTTAATCTTCCTACACTTCTTAAAAAATATAAGAAAGGAATAACGGAAGAGCAGGCAGACAAAGAATTTGCAGGCGTAGTAAATACGTTCGTGCCTGAATTTAGGAGACTTACTCCAAACTTTGATAGTCTAAACAATAATCAGCGTGATGCTCTTTTTAGCTTGTATTACAATGCCGGGGCTGATACTTATATGAAAAGCCCTATGCTATTCAAATATCTTAAAGAAGGAGATTTTGATAAGGCAGTAAAGGAAATAAATCATGATGAATGGAAAGATGACATGGACGGCCAGAAGAAGCGCCGTGCTTTCGAACGCCGAGTGTTCTCTACGCCGACAGACCAGCCTTGGACGGTGGATGACGATAGTAACTATGTCTTGATTGAAGACAAGCCTGTAGAGGACGAATCTATAGAAAAAGGTACTAATGATTCAAAGTATGAAGACGCTCGCCATGTGGAAGCCAAATATGGTGATACAGGTTATATAGGTAGGGGATATGATGGCAAGAAGGTCAGGATATCTGATTCGAATATAAAATCAGTTGGTATCTCCAATAACGCTGATCCTGATAAGTGGTATGAATCCGTTAATCCAATATTAGACACTGACCCTATTAGTTTAATGGCCGATTTTATTCCTACTGTGAAACGAATGTTGGATCCTAATAGAGAGCGATCTGGGGAAGATACAGCCACGGATTTTGAAGAAAAAATGTGGAAGGCTTACACTGATGGAGATATAAGTAGATTGCCGGCAAGCAAGTATCGTTTTGATGACGATGATGATAATGCTCAGTACGTGGGATTGCCTCAAGAACAAGCTATTTTGATACAATCTTTATTAGATAAAGAGTATATGAACAACATGCTTGACGAGGCATATAATGATGTTGATGAAAAAGGTAAACAAAAAATAAGAGATTATAAGAAGGTCCTTGATAAACTAAATAAAAATATATTTGAAAATCCAGGAAAATGGATTTTAGTAAATGAAGGTATAAGTCCATTTAGAGAAGAAGTATATGGTGATGATTTTGAAAAAGTAAACGAAACTTCTGGATTGGGTGCGTTGAAGAATTTCAGTGTAAGATGGGATCCGGATGCTGGTATGTTAGATGTGAAGGATGATTATGATTTTAGTCGAAAGAAGATAGCGGAAGACATCATACCGGAAAGGGATGTCCCTCTTAGAATAAGGGAACGTATCAAATACGATCCTAAGAAAGGTAGTGTGCTTCGAAATAATGACAAGGCTTTACCTAAAAGGTTTGTAAGGAAATACGAAGAAGGTGGAGAAGCTAAGTATGAATATGTAGCATCCAGAGATAATACATCAGTGGGTTCAAGTGGAATAAATGAAAATGCTAATTATGGCACGATCCCTGTTGATGGTGTGGATATCAACGAAATTGTAGTTGGAGGTGTCCCTGTAGTAGGTGATATAATGGACGTCAAGGATGCGTATGATTCTTTCATAGATAGAGATGCGCTTGGAATGGTTATGGCCGCTATGGGTCTTATTCCTTTTGTAGGAGGTATATCGAAAAAAGCAATGCAAGCGAAAAGAGCTACTAAAAAATTATCTCAAAGAGATAAAGAACTTTTAGGATTGTTGCCCGAATATGCTAAACCAGCATCTCCTATAGGCGAAGCATGGGAAAATCATAAAAAGCGACTTTTCTCTGGAGCCTATGAAAGACTTACTGGGGAGAGGTTAAGGATGAAAAATGGGGAGCCAGATCCGGATATGCTTGATACCAACATATATGATTGGGATGATCCGAAAGTTTTCAGGGATGCAAAATATTTTTTAGGAGATGAATACTCTGATGATGAGATAAGGGAGATAATAGATGAAATATCTGGATATGGGGTGTTAAATGGGAATATAATCAGATCTAAAAACGTTGATGAGTTCATTGATTTATTTCTCGAAGGAAACCCCAATATATCTAACAAGGATGTAGAGAATTTTGTGAAAAGTCATGAAGTGGAACACAAAATTCATTATCCAGATTCAGGCGCAGATAAAAACGGATTTGATTTGAATAAGATATATGATGATGAAGTAAAAGATTATTTCAAAGAGGATCATTTTACGGAAATGGCGGCCAGAGGAACTCAGATTAAAAATTATTTTGGTTTGACCGATGATGCTCAAGAAGTGACGCCTGAAATGTTAGAATATGCAGCCAGAAATTACTTGAAGGATTATGGGTATGATAATGAGATGAAAGAATATTTTGAATCCATATCAGACTATAAAAAGGCTGCCAAATGGATAACAGATCACGCCTCGGTGGGATTAGGGGCCTACTATGTAGGGGATAGGATTGCTGATCCTAAAAAAGAAAAGAAAAGAAACGGAGGGAAGCTTACTCCATACAAGGCTGGTTTTCGTTTTATTGATCATAAAAAAGAATACGGAGATCCGAAAGATGCATCACACAGATTCCCTGGTAGGAAATTCATGTATTTCTACGAAAACGATAAACCAAGTAAAAGCATTGTGTTTGCTGAAGAAGGTGGCGTAATTGGCAAGCAACGTGAAGCATATGATTACTTTACTAATAAGAGAGGCATGTCTAAGATACAGGCGCTCGCCATCATAGGTAACCTCATGGCTGAATCCGGTCTTAAAGATGACATATACGGAGACAACAAAACATCATACGGCATACAGCAATGGCATAATGAGCGCATGGATAAGTTGTTCAAGCATGCCAAAAAGAAAGGTCATTCTACACCCACATTCAAAGACCAACTTGAGTTCTTGGCTGACGAATACGAAGGAAAGACCGGATATTCTAATTTCTTATACACAAGAAAAGGAAAAGAAGGACCAGGGTATTACAACTACAGCCGGCAGGACTTCATGAACGCCGATAACCTTAAAGATGCTGTAGTAGCTTGGAACCAAGGAGCAGGACGTCCTCATAAGAGTGTTATAAGAAATGATGACCGTTACAACTATGCTATGGAGGTTGCAAAAAATCTTGGTTTAGAAATTGAAGAAAATTCTATATCTTCATATGGTCAAATGGGATTCGGAGATGATGGAGAAATAGCGACATCGGTAATGATTCCAGAGATAGAGATAGTAGGCGCCCTTCCTAAACCGGAAGCTCCATCCCAGGAAGAGCAGTCGGAAGCTGAAAGGTTCCATACATGGACAGAAACGTATGGAAAAGATATCATAGCTCATTTAATGAGTTTAGATGGTGATAATAACAATCGCGATAAAGAATCTGATATGATGTATAAACAGTATGTAAAAGAGAGCGAGGAGGATAAAAGGAGGGCTTTAATAGAATCTATTCTTCCAAGTATCCAACTTAAGATCAAAGGCGTCACAGATTGAAAATATTTCTATTTTTTTTTAGTTTTTGGCTGTATATATAGGGCTGTGATCAAAATGCTTAAAAAAAGTATGATCTCAGTCCTGCTTGTTTTGTATATCAATGACAAATTATATGACTCTGATTTTTAAACCAATTCAATTGTGTTGGATTTTCTCGTTCGTTTCTCTTATCTTTGTGAAAAAAGATAAGTATGAAATTACGAATCATAAAAAATCGTCCGGTATTCGCTCCTGGTGGTAGTGTTCAGGATAAAAAACAGGATATTAATGTATCCTCTACTCAGCCTATTCTTGATTATGGAACACCTGTTAATAAATGGGGTGAATCTGATATTCAGAATATATATATGCCTTATGATGTGACTTTAGAAGCAGAGGAGGGGGAGATAAATCCATTTAGCAGTATGCCTACATCTGATCCATTCTTTGAAAATCATGATGCAGGATATGCAGGATATCTTGCTGATAATAGGAGCATGGTTAAAAACGTAGAGAAATCAGTTGTTAATAATGCAATGAATGTAGGTGGCGCTGATGCTGATTCTTCTAAAGAAAAGCGATCACAAGATGGAAATCCTTTGGATCCTATGACTGCTCCTTATTATTCTTCTGATCTTGCTGGCAGGTCCCAGATGTTTGGTGCGAGTTTGGGAAGAATAAGGGCTGGAAACAAAACCGGTGCTAACATAGCGGAGGCGGCTTTATCCGGTCTTAGTCTTGGGATGGGTCTTACCCGTAATATTATGGGGGCTTCTTCTGAGGCTTATGCCGCCAGTAGAGACGAACAAGCGGCAAGAGAGAAACTTGCCGAGAATCGCCGTCAGCAGTTTATCCGATGGGAGCGTGAAGGGGGAGGTATTAATCTTGGAAATGGTCAGAGAATAGATACGTCTGATATGACAGGGGAATATATTTATCCTCTTCCTAAATCTATGGAGGATAATGCCAATGTTGAGATAGAAAAAGGAGAATATGTTTCGACTCCGGATGATGTTGGTCCTATGGAGGCAAAAGGTAACAGACACGAAGAAGGCGGCACTCCTGTTGATTTACCCGAAGCTCATATTATTTCAGATTACCGTACTATCGATGATGATTTTGCTTCTTACATAAGGGAAAATTATGGCATTAGAGCTACGGAAAAAGATACGTATGCTACACTTCTTGATAGGTACAAGAAAAAAATAGGATTGTCTGAAAAGTATGATGATCAGGAACGTGTTTTCAAGAGGTTGGAAAAGAATAAGGATGTTAAGGATAAAAACACTTCTGAATTAAATAAGTCCATTCTTTCCAAGTACGTAAATGATAATCAAAAGGAAATAGACGAACTTGAGGTGCAATTCAGATCTTTTGCTGACATCGTTTATAACAAGCAAGAGGAATCCAAGCGCCAAGAAAAGATAGATGCTTTCTTTAGAGATGGAGGAAAAGTTGATTTAAATGCTGTGAGAAAACAAGCTAAGGCTCTTAACGTATCTGAATCTGATGCTAAAAATTGGATATATGATGAGTATGTAAAGAGAGTTAGAAAAATGGCTGAAGGCGGTCCTACCAAGGAACAGATAGAGTGGGGTAAGAAAGTACAGCAGCTTTTAATGAAGCAGTTTGGACGTGCTCTTAATATGTCTATAGTAGATGTTGCGGACAGAGAGCAGATTCTTAATCCTGATTCTGGTGTAAATTCTAATCAAAATCTGCAACATAGAAGTAGCGCCGGTTATGGTAGGGTAAATAACAAGGCTATTTCTAATTTGCTTGATATTAACCGTTGGGCTAATAAATACAATACGGATGGTGATTTTAATACAGAAGGATTCCAGACTGGATACAATAGCCAACTAAATAGCCTATGGGCTTTGGCGGAATCAGGTGCTATAGCCAATGCTGAAAAAGCTAAGACATTTAGGGACGAATACGGATTTTGGGGTGAAGATGCTGGCAAATACGATCAGGGTAATAAATCGGCATATAACTCATTTGCCGTAGATGGCAAATTTGGACAAACTACGGCAACCAGATCATTTTATGGATTGGATGTAGTTACTCCTGAACAAAAAAGATTGTTGAACGAAAAAGGAATAAAAAATTATGTTGACTTATTTGGTGATAAATCTGATGCAGCTAAGAAGATTCTGGGTGCCGATTATAATAAGTTTGCTGCTTTAAAAGATAGCGGTTTGATGTCGGAAATGGACTTTGTTTTAGAAGCCGTAAACTCAGCATCAAAACCTATAGAAGCTGAACCTGTAGGAATCGGTTCTAAATCTCCCAACCCAGGTTCTTCGGGCAGGATAGAAGTGAAGGAAGAAAATCCTGTTATTAATACTACTGTAGAAACGGATGTAGATGAAGAGGATGATACAAACAGAAGCAAGGGCATGGGCCCTGCTTTATCAGGGCCTATATTCCCTGAGATGTTGAGGATGCTTGATACCGGATTAGAGATAGAGGGACTGGAAAGGCATCAGGCTCCGAGAATAGACCCGGTTCTGCAATCTGCTGATCAGTATATCAACGAGCTTAACCGTGCGACATCGGCTCAGTTGGACGCAATAGGTGACGTGCCCGACTCCCAGCGTTCCGCTATTCTGGCTAATATGAACGCCATAGCCGGAAGCAATATAGCCAAGTACATTAACGAAGTAAATTTCAATAATGCAAGGCAGATAAACGAAGCTGATAGATTCAATGAAATGGCTTATGTTCAAACAGACGATAAGAACATAGCGGAAAGGCAACGTTATGAATCCGGATTGTTGAAGGCTATGGCTATAAGGGATGAAAATCTTGCTCGTTATTATGACAGCATAAACAGCGAGATACAGAATAAGTTTAATGTTCGTACATCTTTGAATACCATAGCTTCCATAGCTCCGAATATGAGAATGCTTCCAAATGGCCAGATTGTTTACGTTCAAGGTAATCAGGATGTGATGAATATGGGTGATTATTCCACACCTTACTTGAGAAGTTTAAATGAAGAAGATGATGAAACTAAAAGAAGAAGGAGGACCAAATAGTGGCTTCACAGTATAGTATTTTAAGGCAATATGCCCCGTATGTTAGTCCTTACAACATAGATCTTGTTAAGGACGTTATGATGTACAAACAGCAGAAGGTTGATGCTGCTCGTGAAAAGATCTATACCCAGGTAGATTATCTTATGGGTCAAGAGATAGATAAGCCTGAAGCCCGTGCTTATATGGAAGATAAGATGTCAGGCGTGATTGCTAACATCAATCAAAAATTCAAAGGCGTGGATCTTTCTTCTGATGGTGTTACAAGAGCCATACAAGGAGAAATAAGTTCGGTGTTGGATGATACGGTCATTAACGCGATTGCCGGCACAAAAGAAGGCAAGAGGGTTATGAGGGAAATAGAATCTCTAAAACAGAATCATCCTGAACTTTATTCTCCTATTAATGAATGGTATGCTTTGGATCCTTATTATAAATGGCGATCAGATGGTAAAGCCGGATCGAGGCTTGGAGGTCTTCATTATTCTCCTTATATTGATTATACTAAGGAAATAAATAAGCTGGTCAGTGATTTTAGGGAAAACAATAAAGGAAGGAAGATTCAGACTACAGAATATGATGTAGAGGGTAAACCTACCGGTGGAATTATAGAAGTCAACGTAGATGAACTTACTGATTCCCAGATAAGGAATTTCGTGTCTGCTAACTTATCTGAAAACATGAGGAATCAGATGAGAATAGAAGCATCATACATGGCAGCTACCAATCCGGTATTCAGTAATCCGGATTTGGTTAGCCAATACATTGGATCTTATGTCGAAAGATACGATAGGCACATAGGAGCATTGGAAGCAAAAAAGAAATCAGTAGGGGATAATAAGGATATTATTGATCGTATCGATAGTCAGATACAGGAAGCTAAAAATCAGAAAGCCGAAGCTAAGAGGGAGGCAGATATGATAATAGCTTCGTCAGATCCGGTAGCTGCTGCTAATTTTGTTGTCACTAATAATCTTTTCGATAAGATGATTGATGCATGGAGATACGACAATACAAGTTTTGAAAGGAAGAAAGATGATCTTTATTTTGCAAGGTTGGCAGAGGATAGGGCTCAGCAAAAGTTTTTGACTGACAATGCCAAGTCTATGGTTGAAATATCATTGGCGAATGAGCAGCTTGCTCAGGCTAAGATTGAAACCGAATACATGCGTACTTACGGTTCCAAGATGGGCACTAAAAGCTCATCCGGGGGCACAAGAGGAGCAGGCGGTGTAGGAGTGCCGATGGCTCCTATGGACGGGCCTACGGCTATCAATTCTGGAACGGGTAAGATAGGATCTGTTAATTTGGCTAATATCCCTTATGAACAACTCACATCTTCTTCCACAGAGCGTAGAGCAAATTTATTGAAACTATATAATTCATTATCTCCTACAGACAGAAGCAATATCGTTGCAGCATCATACGAAGAAGAAAAGACTGACCCAGGATTGTATGCTAATATGACTCCTGAAGAACGAGTGTATTCGTATTTAAAAAATAATGGAGGTCATAAAAACGGATATTTAGGACAAGGCAATAACAGATTGTCGGAAGCTTATGACGCTTTATTGGTTTCTGATTCTAAGGCAAATGGAGCTTTGAAGGTTATAAATAATATAACTGATTATCAAATAGATAATATAGTTACTGAAAAAAATAAGGATATTATCAGGAAAGTTCGTGATGCTAAGTTCATGAAAGGAAATTCTTTTATAAATCTTACCGATACAGATGATAAGGCTGGAGCTTTCCTACTCGCCACGGCCATAACAACTGGTGTATCCGATGCCGTAGGGTTTAGAGAATATATGATGGATCCTTCAAGAGGAATAGATATTCTTAGTGCTATATCTCCGTCATTAGGAGCTAAGGCAAGTGCCGGTAAGTTGGGGAAAAACATATCTGATGCTATTACAAGCGAGGGCAATAGTTCTTCTACTGGTACGTTGGCTCTTATTAATGGAATGAAGAAACTCAATGGCGATCCTGATTTTAATATATCTGATTATATGACCATAGATAAGGACGGTGATATAGATTTAAAAGATTATCAGGAAGGTGAACCGTTAACTATTACCCAGCTAAGATATGCTGAGAAAAACAGTAGGGTGTCTGATATGATAGCAGGTCAGATGCAGGATGAGATAAAAATGTCCGTGTCTCCCGATCAGATTTCTGATAAGTTATCTCAGTATCATTACCTTGATTCTTACAAAAGATACAATTGGAATGCTGATTCACCGGAAAAGTCTTTGCAGAAGGCTCAGTTTAGAAGATTGTCTGGTTACATGGCGGGAAAGGTAAATAATTTGGATCCTACTGCTATTAATACCATTAATATGGACGCCGAGATAGATAATGGCACTGTCAGAAGATTTTTGACTGCTCAAGTAGGATCCGGTAGAGACTCTTATGTTACAGAAAGGGTAGAGATTACGAATGATGAGCTTCTTAAGGCAGGCATAGATCCTTCAGTTGAGGAGCGCAATTATCCGGTAGATGGTTACAAATCAAGTTTTGGAACCTGTGATTTTGTAGATACGGGAAAGAAGGAAGGTTATTCTTATGATAAGTATCTTATACGTAATGGTCTTCCCCGTTTGGCTTCTAAGGCTGATGTCAAGAATGATCTTTATGATATAGTAAAAATACATGGTTCTTACCTTAAGCCAGAAGAAATGAATGTTGTTAAAACCCTTGTCGATAATTTTATTGACATGTCTGATAACATATCAGTTCAGTTGGAAGGAATGGATGATAGGGGTTCGAGAGAGGTAGCGGTCAATTTCTATGACAAAAGGACTAAAAATTCTAAAAATCCTGCATTGTTATTCTCGGATTTTGTTCCTTTGGATCCAGGTAATGATGAGTATGCGGATTACTGGAATAACATTCACCAGAAGTGTCCTCAGTATTTCTTTGTAAAATACGTGAAGGAAGCTGTTCAGGAGCGTCTTGATCAGATGAGGGATCCGTATATGAGAGGGATGGATATTACGCCCAACAATAACGATAAGTTTAGTAAGTTGAACGATTTTTTGCAAAAGCTTTATGGCAACAGACAGTAATGTAAATAGATATAATCCTGCTGCTAAAACCACTTACGAAGATGTGGCAAGGCAAAGGAAATTAGCCGAAGAAGAAAATTACACTCCGGCTACATTACCAGAGACGACAACGCCTCTGGTTCCTAATTATATGCCGGGAGAGGGCGTGTATGCTCAACCTGAATTTCCAGATTATGCATCAAGGATAGCTGCTGCCCAGTATGAAGAACCGTATATAGCCAAGGAGATAAGCAACAGCTACTCAGAGGCACTGGCCCGCAACAGCTACAGGGGGGCTACACCCGCCCCGCCGCTTCTTAATCCCTATGGACCGAAGGTAAGTATCCGTGAAAGTCATCAGATGGGTAATGATGGGGTATGGCGCACAAAATATCCCAATTATATCCCAGGTATAAATAATGAGGATTATTATGCCAGAAGGCAAAGTGGTTGGAGTAAGTTTTGGAATGGTGTAGGTAAATTTGCCTTAAAGTCTGCATTGTATGGGGCCCAGGGAACTATATCATTACCCGACAAGCTTATTAATATGGCTTCAGAGGGAAGTTATAAGGCAGCTTTGAATACGAACATGGATAAGTTTGTTGGTGATCTTGATCAGCGAATAGACATGCTTCTTCCACATTATTACAAGAAAGAAGTAGAAGATTACAATTTTGGTCAGAAGCTTTTTAAGGATACTGGTAATTTTTTATGGAATGACGTCCTTGGTAACGGAATGTCTTTTACCGTAGGAGCCATGATATCAGCATACATGACCGGAGGACTGGGAGTTGGTTCATTAGGTAACATAGGCGCCAAATTAGGTGGAAGAGTCGGAGCTAAGCTGGCAGCAAGACAAGCTGCCAATAGAGGTATAGGAAGTCTCAAAAGTGTGTTTAACGACTATGTAAGGAAAGGAGTTGCTACCGGGAGGAATGTAGGAGAGGCTGCTAAGACCATGACGTTGTTGGCTACCAGTGCCGGCTTTGAGTCATCGGTTGAAGCAAATTCTTTTATGAAACAATCCGAATCCGACTTCAAGGATTATTATCGTAAAATTTATGGTCGTGATCCTAATGCTGAGGAAATGGCTGTTTTTCGTAATTCTAATGCTGATGTAGGTAGTGCGATATTTGCAGCTAATATGGGTATAGTAGGATTGTCCAACTGGCTCTTGTTTGGTAAATACATAGGATTAAGAGGAAAGGCTATACCAGGACTGGAAAAGAAACTTAATAAGCATCTATTTGGATTAGGGACGGAAGTTACAAAGCCAGGAGAGATGGCTATTAAGATAACCAACCCTAACATAGGACAGAAGATAGCTGGTAATGTTTTCAATATCATGAAAAGACCGGTGTCTGAAGGCTTATGGGAAGAAGGGTCTCAAGGTGCTGTCCAGAACACGGCTGAAGAATATGTTAAGTCAAGATATGACAATGTGGCTATGAACGGAGCCGTCGATGTTCTTGATGCTATTTCTGACGGATTTAAAAAACAATATACGTCTAAAGAAGGATGGACTGAAATAGGAATCGGTGCTATTATCGGTTCTTTATTCGGCATGAGAGAAGGCTTCTTTGGGGTAAAAGAGTATAGTAATAGTCAGATATTACTGGAGAGGCAGGTGGATGAATACAACAAAGCATCTTCTAATCTTAATACGGCGGCTTTGAATACGTTGAAGAAGTCAATGAGTTTAGGTCCGCAAGTTCGTTCTGATGCTCAGTCTATGACCGGTAAGGAACTTGATGATGCTATGTTTGAAAAGATGTCTATTGATAATCAAATGGGGACCTTAGAGGATTCGGCTGAGAATTTCAGGCAGATGGTTGATATGATGCCTATTTCAGAAATAGCTGAAGCTAATGGGATGTCTTTAGAAGAGGCAAAGAAATACAAGGACTCTATTATTGATAATTATAATAATCGTCTTTCTGATTTCAGATCTGCTCAGAGTTTTGCTGAAGATCTTATAGGCGATGACTCTAAGATTGAATTTAGAAAATACGTGGCTCGTAATGCCTTCCTTGGTCTTCAATCAGAATCAAGAATGAAAGACATAGCTTCTGTCATAGAAACGCTTTCAGGACAGCCTCGCGTGGCAGATGCGCTAAGTACGTTCTCCCGGCTGTCGGACAGAGCGAGGGAGCGGGCGATGGCTATCCGTGGCATACGATCAAGGATAGAAGAACTTGAATCCGAAATAGAAGATCTTGCCACCCGTCCTCGTAACGTAGATGGAAAAGACCCACAAGCTGAATCTATACAACGAAAAACCAAAGAATTGGAAGATCTTAGAACCAATTACAATAATTCGTTGTCTGAGTTATCAACGTTAATAGGAAAAGAGTTTTCGATAGAAGAGTTGGTAAGTAAAACCGAATCTGTTTTATCATCACCTCTTTCTCCTATAAGCTCACAAGATGCAATAGAGGCTTATGATACGCTCGTGGCTTTTGATGATTATTTCAATGTAAAATCAAGACAAGAAAAGGAGTTTACAGCTAAAGATAAAGCCATGAGATCCTTGGTAAATGAATACCGTAGGAGTTTGATGGACTATAGGAATATGAATAACTTCTTGTCTAAGATGCTTGATAAAAGATTCTTAGCCGAGGAAAACAGAGGATTTTTAAAAGCGTTGTCTTCTTTGTGGTCTACTCCTTATAAGGAGGATGACAAGGTTCCTGATTTTGCAGAGCCTAATAAAGTCGGTGAATATGATACTGATGAGGTGGTAGATCAGGCTATGTCAGAAGGTAAGATTTCGGAAGATGAAGCTTGGACTATCAAGGCATTTATGCACGCACTTGATAAAGTAAGAGAAGATAGGGTGAAGGAAGCGGAAGATAATATAAAAGAGTCGCCGCTTACGGAATCTGTATCGGATGAAGATTATGAAGCTGCTATGGATAACCCTATTATGGTTCCAGTCGTGAGGCAGTCTATAATTGATAAATTATATACAGGAAATGCTGATCTTCTTACTGCAAGGGAAAAAGATGTGTATGATAAACACAAACAAGATTTTGATGATTATGTATCGTCTTTAGGTGACAGTCCTATTAATCTCATAAAATCATTATCCGAAAGGGCTGATAGGCTTACAAGTCCAAGATCTGTGTATGAGGAAAACAAGGCCGTTATTGATATGGCTAAATCAAATTTGGAATCAGATCAAAGGCAGGAACTTGATGATGCTATTTCTTCGTATGTGGATATAATGAACAGACGGGACAAAGGGGAGAAAGTTGACGAAGATAAGCTTGCCGATTCGGTATTTACCATAGAAGATCTTGGCCAGGTTGGAAACATCACGGATCTCCTTCCTTATATCGAACAAAACAGGATTATTGACAAAGGTCGTATCTCTGAATCTACGTTGAGTAATTTTGGGGAAGATGATGTTAATATAGATTCTCTTGTAAATGAATTAGACGAATCCGATAATACGCCGGGAGCCAACATAGATAGTGCCCAGAATCCAGAGACGTTGATGGTAAGAAGGATCTCCAACGACGGCAATGAAAGGTATGAAATTGCAGGTCTTAGAGCCGATAAATTTATATCTTCAATAAAATCATTGGTTCCTATTCAAATAAGTTCTGAAACGAACGCTAATGGCACTAAAAGGTATTCCCTTAACATAGGTGGAGAAACGGCTACTATAATTGAACTTCCTTATCATGCGAGATGGTCTATAGACAAAGAATCGGCTCGTGTTCTTAACCGTTACACAGATGTGTCTATTCAGGACGTGGGTAATTCCTATTCTTTGGTTTATAAGCGTCTTGATTCAGATGAGTTGGTTCCGTACAGAACAGGTGTAGGATTCGGGGAGAATGAAGTAGATAAAATAGACCAAGAAGCATTATCTTCTTTGAAAAAAGGAGATAAGGTTAATCTTGAGATAGATGTCAATGATACTTATAATCAGTCTCTTTTTACCGAATATGATAACGCTGTTCAGTCCGGAGATAGAAATAAAATAGAATCTGCCGAAAATAAGTTGGTATCCAATATGGTTATCAAGGTCATGAGTGGAAACAGATTCGTTTCTGTTGTAAAAGCTGACACGGGTGGTATAGATGGTATAAGTAAAATAAGAAGAACGGCTTTTAACAAGTGGAAGAATGACGCTGGCCGGTCGGCTACCATCGGCGTCGGCACGCATGTTGTTGCCCAGACCCTTCCCGGAAGACCAGTTTTTAACATGAAGGTAAACGGTCAAGGATATGGCCAGGTAGAAAATCTCCCTATTACCGAAAAAGGTGCTGAAAAAGTATCTGATGTGGGGTATGTCTTAAACGGCAAAGTCGTGCTTAAGAACGGTTCTAAATACACAGGATTCCCATTTGCTTATTCTATATTAAACGATAAGAAAAACAATTACAAAAATGTAAGAGTTCCGGTAGTTGTTATCAAGGGTAAAAACGGTCTTAATTATCTTTTCCCTGTTAGCCTACGTTCTGTAGAATCAGAGGAAGGGCAGAAATGGATGTCTTTTATAGATATGCTGCTTGAATCCGGTGATTCTGAATTGCTACAGATAGGTCAAGATGACATACAAGATCTCAATGCGTATCTAACCAAGTTAGGCCTTGATCCGGCTTCATATCAGGTATCGTATTTGAATCCTATCTCAGGGCTTAGAAAAGCTCGTGAGGTTATAGAAAAATTATCTACGGTCCCTGATGTTGTTAAGTGGGTAGAAGACGGAAGTAGGAGCGTGAAAGATATTGTGACGTCTGAAGTAGAATCTGGAATAGATTTCGAAGGTGAGATGTTTGTCGCTCCTAAGATCAGGATCCAGTTTGGTAAATCATCTTCCAGACCTAAATCACTTATAGAAGATGATCTTCCTTTCTCTGATGAGGGTAAGACCGTTACTTCTAAAGAAGACGTGGATGTTTATGAAGAGGAAACGCCAGAAGAAAAGCCTGTCCAAGCGACTCAGCCGACGCCATCAACTCAGCCGGCTCCTGCGGCACAAGCTGCGCAGTCTTTACCTGGCAAGAAGCGTACCTCCAGGAAAAACTTCTCTCTTATGTTAAACGAAATAGAATCTCATATAGAAAAAGAAGGATTGCCGCCTTATGCTAATATTTTTGATTTTATAGCAAGGAAGATTGTAGGAGGCGATTTGAGGTTTCTTCGTGAGAGAGGTAATCCAAAAAGTCTTAAAGAGGAAATGGGATTAGAACCTAAAGGAACAGTAGGTGATAAAATATCCACTCCTTCCGGTAAAGGTGGTAAGACCTTAGAAGAATACGTTTCTTGGCTTCGTTCTCAAACAGATCAGGTAGTAGTGGATTATGTTGGTCCAAGATCTGATGAACAGATTATATCAGAGTTGAAAAACTTTTTGAAATATATTAATTTTGTTCCAAGCAAGGCTTTGAATTATTCTCTTAGAGTCAATGGCATGGATACCCTAAAAGAATATGGCACAAAAGAGGAAGTAGAAAAAATGGAATCTGACATCAATAGTTTGGTTTCTGAAGTTTTGTCTACGGTGGATAACCAAACTGTAGAAGATGTTTCTACTGCAATAGAATCAAACAACTTGCCTGCCATATGGGGGCCCGTGGAAAGCCTTGATATGACAAACGAGGAAAAAATAGAGTTTTTGAATAACGTAGCGGATTTCCTTAGCGGCATTCCAGAGTATGATGCTGTTGTGGAGTCTATAGAGTCAGAATCAGATAATATTTTAAATGATGGAAAAGAAGGAAGTACAGAAGGCGGTGCAGTACGCACTGAGGAAGATGGCGATAAAAAGGGAGATGGAGAAGTCGAAGGACAATCCGGAACAAATGTCGAAGTTAAAGGAGATGTTGAATTACCTGGATCTGAAGAGGGAAGAGTAGATAACTATAGTAAGAACGGAAATAAGTTCTCTGATATTGCCGAAGTTACTTTATGGTTACTTAGAAGGGCTGCCGGCATAACCTCTATCCAGGAAGGAGATGAGATTTATGTAGAAGGAGATGAGGTTAATAATATCATGACTGATATGGAATCCAGATATGGGATAGATACTATTGCCCATAATCATACAGTTAAAGCTATAAGGAGCCTCAATAACGTGTCGGGATATAAGGTGGAATACGGTTTAACCTTTATGACTTACAATCCTTTTATTAGAATATCCAATCCAAAGCAAGAGTCTAAGGCTGTAAAAGATAAACCTTATATAGCCGAAGAAGTGTTTCCTCCGATATCAAGGGTAACATCTCCTTATTTCCTGTATGGCGGTAACGAAGCATATACATCTGTTCCGGCTAAGGTAGAATCTATACCAGAGAAGATAATGGCTCGTAATGGCATTAAATTTGGCATGAGTGTAACTGAGCTAACCAAATTAGGATACAAGAAAGCTGGTGGAAACTGGATATACAAATTCTACATGAACTCAGGTTTGTATGATTTGTACAACATCAACACCGGTGAGGCGTTCAGGGCTAAACCCGATCTTGGAGTTAAAATAAGTTCCAGTGAATTTATACGTTCCTTATTACAATCTGGAAGAGAAATACAGAACATGATAAAAAACATGAGTCAGGAAGAGATAGACAGGAATAAGAATCTTGTAAAAAATTCTGATAATTATGATTCAATAAATGAGTTAAACAAAGAATGTTAACTATATTTGTCAAAAAATACAAGTCATGGGATTAAAATGTCAGATAGAAAAAAAGGATAATATTATAGAACGAGTTGAGGCTCCTAACGGGGAGCCTTCCGTTCTATATGAAAGTGCATTAAAAGTATTGGGAGATAGCGAGCGGGCTCTTCAGGTATGGGCGAAGGCTTATACTCCTGATTTTTTGTCGTATTACGGTCATTGGAATAACCCTGCCCCTGGGGAGATGTTTAATACAGACTCCAATGGCGAACCTCTTTTGGATGACGTACTGTCGTATATGAAGCGTCAAACTTATTTTGCCGATCCTCTAACGGCTCAGGATGTTAAGGATGTAAGAGATTTTCTTTTATCTACCTATGGTGTTTATACGGCATCATCATTATCCAACATCATTCTTCATTATTTTTATGTAGATGGTAGTTTGATACTGAATGAGCAGAATTTAAGAAGATCAGGCTTGTATGATGAAACAGAGATAAGTAGAATCTTATCTGATCCTTCTGTTCTTAATGAAGTTTCGACATCCATGAGGAAGCTATTGGATTATTCCAATAACGAACATGATAGGGAAAAAGATAATTATTTTATGTCTATTAACTATCAGTATGGTCCTATTGTTTACAAGGAGGGAGTGTTTAACCAATTTGGTAAAAAAGTACCATATAATCCTTCTGAGCTTTATTGGGCTATGTGCAAAGCAGTAGGCGGCATAAAAAACTTTTCTGAATCTTCATCCGCTTTTGAATCGTTGAGGAACCTGTATCCTGAGCTGGTCGAGAAATTTGTTTCTGATAAAAAATTTGCTGAATCTATGTTTGATGAGTTTTCATCTATGGAAAAGATGCCGGTAATAAACATAGAAGGCGATGATGTGGTAGAAGGAAAGAAAAGGTCTTTATCTAAGCTACAAGACCTGTCTTATTATAATCCCGGTAAAATAGAATTTTTAAGAGCTCGTATATCAGCTTATTTAAATAGGGCTAACGCTGACACCGAATCTGATTTAAGAAGCATGATATGGGATATAGAAGAGGCTTGTATGTGGTTTGGCATAGATATAATAGGGGCGTCAGAGACTTATGATGGTACAGAAGAATCTTTGGCTAAGATAGATAATTTGATGCTGGATCTTGATATTTATGTGGCCAGGCACAATGATGTGAATTATGCTCCTACGCTGGCATCTTCTATAGACGATGTTCTTGGTGATAGTACAGATTATTATTTTGGATCGTTACCAGAGAATATGGATAATTTGAATATCGTTTATTCTGAATCCGATATAGATCCAGTAGAAGCATTTGAGAAGCACTCATTGCTTAAGGTGGAAGATAATCTATATCAAAGAATCTATAAAGATGATCTTAATAAGATGTATCAAATATCAACGGTGCTGGCTAAACACTATCTAACTTACTTCCCTGCTAAAATATATCCTGAATCTTGTTTTAATAATGGGGTTTTGGACAAGGAGAAAGTATGGAATGTAGATGATAATACGCTCATGGATTCTATTAAAAAATATGTCAGATCGTTCATGGATCCCCAGAACACGGAGGCCATGATAATGACCAGGCTGGCGTTTGGGCACCCGGCGGTACTCGACGTTTCTTACGTGGATGTGGATCGGGAGTATAGTCGATATATGAGCAAAAAACAAGATAGCGAAAACCCATTATCCTTATTCGATTTATACCAATCTTACCTTGACAACAAACTCCATAAAACAAAATTATATGATAATGCCTATAAGTATCTTGACTTCAAACCTGGTCCATCTTTGGGTCTTATTTCTGGTGATCTTGATATTTTGAAATCAATAGAATTATCTTTATCTGGAAAAGATCGGTCAATGTTGTTTGATTATAGCATGACCAGCACCGACCCTTCTTTATCAAAATTGTTTTATTTGGAGAGGTATGACTCTTCGTATGCTGAGAATGATTTTGAACACTATTTTTATACCAGGCACCCGTATTTGTTAAAAGAAAAATCGGGCTCTAATATTGTAGAGCAAGATGGTGTTATAACAGCCGAAGGTATTTATGATAATTTTATAAGAGTAGGTAACAAGATCTGGACTAAAGTAAGCGAGAGCAGTTCCGGCTCTATCTATCAAAATCTGACAGGAACCGAATCGGAGGTGAAATACGATTCTACTCAGAAGGCTAAGATGGTAGAAACCGATTACGCTCCATACCAAAACAGATCCGGCCTGACGCAAGACATGACCGTAAGCAAGTCTGAATTGGATGATCTTAACAAATTGGAATGCAAATAATTTTTGTATATATATATAGTTTTTTCATAGTTATAATTTGGGAAGTGAGGCTTGTGAAAGTCTCACTTTTCTTATATATGTACATATATCAGCAACATACAAGAAAAGTCAGACTTTCGTTGTTTTTGGATTATTTTCATTAAGTTTGCAATATTAGTTTCAGGAAGGGATTATGGAAAAAGGGAAAAAGTAAGAACGGAACGTAACTAATAACGGTAGGAAATGAGAATCAGTACCATCAAACGTAACAACAGCATTCATCTTATGTATAAAGACATTATGAATGATTTAGGTCAATTAAGAACTGTAGTTTCAAAATCCTATATTTATAATCTGATACGAAATCAAACCGGATTAAGTATCAGAACTATATCCCATGTCTTGAATCACACAAAAGAACAGGATACGGATTCTTTGTGAAAAGCGTACATTTTCATACATTTGTGTATTCTTTAGTTTTTAGATTTAAGTTTTTTCATGGTATTAGTTTAGATTAGTGTAGATCAGGGCTCGCAGTGATGCGGGTCCTGGTTTGTTTTAAAAAGTATTAAAACATTTGATATTTAAAATCCTGTTCCTATCTTTGTTCCAGAAACAATGAACAACGAGATCCCACCTCTGGTTGTTTGATGTTGAAAGATATTTTTGGCTCATTAGGGTTTGTCATAGTGGGATCTGACATTCTCTTTTGGGCCTATTTTTTTTATTATGGATAAAGTTTCTGTTTTTGAAAGTTCTGATTTTGGAGAGCTTAGAATTATTGTAGACCCAAAAGGGGATGTTTGGTTTGTGGCGTCAGATGTAGCTAAATCTCTTGGGTATGTAAATGCTAAAGATGCGATAAAAAGACATGTGGATGATGATGATTCTATAATTTTGCAAGTATCTAATAATCAATGGGGCGTGAATCAATCCCTATTGAAAACCAGATACATAGATAATATAAGAATAATTAAAGATCAGTATTCTGAAAGAAATGTTTGGCATATGCATATGATTACTAAACAAGATATACAAGCAGCAGCATCGTATATTTTCCGAAGCAGTTTTGTCTCAGAAAACCAGGCAAGGAAAGTAACGATAAGAGCCGGTAATAAAGCTACCAAGAACCTTGTCAAGACCTTCAGAGGAAAGTTGTTTAAGAAGGCTTTTGGAAGAGCTCGTAGAGGAAAGGATATCAGTTCTTTTGAAAGACAAGAAAAAGAAAGTGGTTTTAATTTCCTTTACAATCTTAATAATAGTCGTATGCGAAGCGGTCATATTATAATAGACGGAATTGGTCTGTTTAAACAAATAATCTATGAAGTTCAACATTAAAGGTAAAAAAGCTGATATTCGTTTAGGCAGAGGTCTGGCGAATCAGATTAAAATAAACAAAACCATCCCAACGTCTCATAAACCAAAAGAAGAACGTAGAATGATGTTTATTTGTGGTGATGATATTGCTTCTCTTATAAAGCGGTTTGAAAACGAATCAAAGTAAAAAAAAAGTCGGACATGTATCTTGTCCGACTTTTTTTATATATTTGTGGCATGACAAAAGGTTATTATTGGATACCACAAACAGATGAAACGTTAAATGGCAGAAGCTATTACGTGGCTAAGATAGTAGGGGATATCACGTTTGATACTAAACGAAAAAGAATCGTATTTCAAGCTGATAGGTATTTCCCTGTAGGATCTGTTTTTCATTTTACGCACAATTGCTTCAATTATATCATAACTTGCCGACTTCGTAAGCCTGGGCTGTGGTATGAGGCAAGGAGGGAAGACTGCGGACCTATTGGACCGGATGATGTGGAAAGGTTCGAATCGGGAAGGTTTATTCATAGAAATGGGTACAAATACAATGCATAAGCGTAACTTGACGATTTGCGTCAGATTATAATTTTTTTTCATATTATTTTTAAGCCATCAGACTGAGAAGTTAGATGGCTTAATTTTTTATGATATGCTTGATTTTTGGCTACCTTTGTCTCATAACAAAAATGTTTTATCATGGTATCAACGTGTATTATTAAAAGAGATAATAAAAAGAAAGTTGTTTCTGTCTCTACCAGATCAGGGGACAGGTCTATGTTATTCGATAAGATAGCATCTATTCCTCTTATGGAAAATAGGGAACGGGCTACTACTGTTTTTAAAACCGTATTTTCTAATAAGTTCTTAAAGGCTTTTGGTGACTGGAGAAGGAATGTGCCTATCAACAAACAGGCTTACAATAAAGTAAAATCTAACATCGGCCTTATTCCAGAGACCTATAGAGAAAGGGTGCTGGATAAGGCTTCTAAGATGAGCAACCCTATTCTTGTGTCGAAATCAGATGCACCTTATGGGATTCAAGAATCAGGCTTTGGATTCTATAGCCAAGATCTGGGTGATAATATTATGTTGGTGGATGCTATGGTTCCGTCAAGGATCTCCGTGCCGGAAGAACCAGGAATAGACTCAGGGCAGTATCTACAAGATGCTATATCTTCGGACTTCACTCCCGTATCTATGGTACAGGATAATGATGTTAATTATATGGTTATAAAAGACGGTCTTAAGATATTTAGTCCAGAAGAGCTACCAGAAACAGATTCTAATCCTGTGGGTGTAACGTATCAGACTGGAGAACCTCGTTTGTTTTTTATGAATGATCGTAATCAATTATTTGAAGATTACGGAGAAGCTCTTCGCTCTGGCGGGAATGATATCAGAATAGGATTCTTATCTGGCACCGTTCAAGAATCTGCCTGGGATGGCGTGGCAGACATTACTTACAAGGCTGGAAAGTATGTCCTTAACAACCCCAAATCTTTTATACCTGTCATGACCGCCTCTGCTTCCACTTCTTTATCAACAAAAGGTGGGATAATAAACTACCTTATAAAGAAAGGTCTTTTGTCAGGATCCAAGATATTCGATCCGGAAACAAGAAGCTATTATCTTACAGGAGAAGGACATGCAGGACAAATTAGACTTTTCAATTCAGCCTTAGCTTATACCGAACTTCGTAATCATTTCAGTTCTGATGTTTCCATGAATGATCAAGGCATGATAACCATAAATTCATTGGATAATAGTAAGGTGACTATGAGACTCGCCACCGGAGGAACAGAAAGAGTTAGCAAGGAGCAGATAAAGAGCGATCTTAAGTCTGGAAGATACAATGAATTGGATGCTAAGTACGATCATTTTGATGCGCTTGTAGTTTCATTTATATTAGAAGACAATGATCTTTATGCTGATACTAAAGCTAAGATAGTATCGGATTATAGCCAAGAGGAACGTAATCAACGAAATTCTATTGTTGAGATACTGAAAACGCTGGGCGTTAGTGTCGTTGGCATGACCGATTATATAGAGAAGTACCAAACTAAATACGGACACGAACCTTCTGCTAAAGCATTGGCGGATATTGCCAATAACGTAATAGCAGTCGGTGAAGATGCTACTTTGTCTGACTTAGTAGAAGAAACAGCCCACTTCCTTGTAGAGACGTACAGAGATCAGAATGCTGTTGAATCTGTTTTGCAAGACGTAGAAGGCACTGAAGAATGGAATCGGTATGCAAATCAGTATTATAATACATATGGTAAGGTATATGAAGGAGCTGAACTTGACAATGTAGTTAGGAGAGAAATTCTTGGAAAGATCCTTGCCAGAGAGATGCAGGACAGAACGGCGCCCGTAGAGCCCACCTCCTTCCTGGGGCGCGTCCGGCAGCTTCTCTCTGGAATCGTAAACTGGCTTAAATCAGCTTTATCTACCCAAAGACAAGATTTGAATAACGTTATTAAAAACATTCGTGATCTTGCTATTACCGACATAGATAAAGGATTTGATACTTCTCTTTTAAAGGATAATGATTTTACATTATACTCTCTTTCCTCTATGAACAAGAACAAGTTTCTTGAGTCTAAGATCAGGGCATTGAGAAAAACATTGAGAGACTTACGTCAGATAAGCTCTGATAGGGCTGTAACTACATCTATGACCCTTGCTCAGCTTAAGACCATAGAAGACAAGATAAATAAGGTAGAGACCGAAATAGACAAAAATGAGATGGCGGCTGCCATGAATAGCATGATCTCCACAGCCGAAGCTCAGGTCAGATACTTAAGCAATGTAGTAAATACTATCCTTCATGGTGATACCAAAGACGGTAAGCTTCATTTCAATACCAATGATCGAAAGAACGTAGATATTATCAACAATCAGGTTCTTCCGATCATGAACGATCTTCGAGGATATATCCGTAACAGAAGTACCGAATTTGACGAACGTGAAAAGCAAGATTATACAAATAGGATCAATACCGTCATTGCCGACATCAATGGTATTCAGTCTGATATTAAATCAGTACAAGATCTTGATGAAAGTACGTTGCTTGACAAGTTAATGAACGAACTTCATGTGCCGGCAGATAAGGTAAAGAAAGTAAAAGAGTTCTTTGATAAAGTTCAACACGATGTGTCCTGGATAAGTAGGTGGTTCGGTATATTAGAGCATTCTTCCAGCCCGTTTAATAACGCTCTTGGAGCTATGATTGCCAAAGACAATTACAATGCGATGGTGAATGCCCAGCCCGCTATATCCGACTTCCTGGCATATGCGAAAAAACATGGTTTCAATAAATCTGAATTTGAAAAACTGCTTCAGAAAGTAGACGGCAAGACTTCTAATTATCTTCGTAGTGCTCTTGATATGGCTAAATACGATCGTAATAAGAAGCTGGCGCAGATGCGAGCGTTTGCAACTGCCATGAACATAGATATATCAGAAGAAGAAATCAATGATGTGGTTGACAATAACCGTAATTACGTATTTAAAAGAGAAGTAGTTGACAAGGATGGAAATACGGTTACTGAGAACGCTAAATTCAAACCTTCTTCTGATAGGGTTAATACCGACATCTTTACCATCGAGCAGGAAAGGATTTATACGGAACAGATGGAGAAGTGGGATGCTGAAAATTCAGAACTGGAATTTAGTGAAAGTTATGCCACAAGAATGGAATCCATATACAAAAAGGCTGAAGAAGAATTGGGGTATCCGGTTTCTCAAACAACCAAAGAATACCTTAATGCTCTTTCCCGGCAAAAACGGATATTGAGGCAACCTTTTATTGATAGCAATGGTAATTTTGATGAGGTTGCTTACTTCAAGAGCAGTAATTATGAAGAAGAAGGACTGCTTCGTAAACAACGTAAGGAAGCAGCTTCAGAATACATATATGTAGGAACCAGAAGAGTCGATAAAACCGGTGATCAACTCAAGATGGCTAAAGAAATACAAGCTATAAATGAAGTATGGAGAAAAGAATCAAATAATGTTACTAATGCCGTATCAGAATCATTTTTGGAAAGATTGAGAACGATTCAGCGTGAGTCTGGAGGGGAGGCTGCACTGAGAACGCTTATGTTAGGAGGACACCTGGCTTTTAATGATCAGTTTTGGAATGATATAGAGTCAGATCAGTCGGCACGCACCGAATCAAACAACAAGGCTTCGTATCTTAAAATGGCGCATGATATCATTAATTCTACGACAAGTGATAGAGATGCGACAGACGTAGAAGCTATTGTGAAAGATATAGAAAAAAACAGGGCTATCATCAAGGAAATAATTGGGAATAACCGCGATGTGGCTGACATCGGAGAAATCAATGAAGCGACATTTACCTCATCTGAAAGAGATGCTTTTAGGGCTGCATCTGAAGCTATTGAAACCGACTACGCTATTTTAATAGATTATGCTAAGATGGTGGGTCTTGAAGATATTGATAAATACCTTACTAAAAGCAGTAAGGCTGAAAACGAAGTCAATCAATCTTATTTAAATGCTCTTGCTGACTCCAAGGAAGTGGAATGGAAGTTTGTGCAACGTCATACTACGGCAAAGAAAGCAAAAAGGATTCAAGCCTTAAGGGATAAACTATTTAAGGCTGCTGATAACCGATATTTGTTTACTGTATCTGAAACCAACTACTTGTCAGAAAAGCTTGGAATAAGCAAAGAATTAGACGGTAGAGATTTTAGGAATGCTGTCAATACTAAGATGGCCAGCTTGTTTTTAAATAACACAAGAGAATCAGGTATAGAAGAGGCTAATGCTATTGTTAATGAATTTGCCAGAAGTCAAGTCTTTTCATATTACAAACGCATGGCTCCTACCGGATATGCGGCTATGCTTGGTAAAATAGGTCGAGGTGAGATAGACGTGGCACAGATGGTTAAAGACGTACAGAACGGGACATCCACACAAGATTATGGTATGAATATATCGTACCTGTCTTTCGACCCTGCAAGAGCGTGGGTGGCTGAATCTGAAGCTGAAAATAGCGGTCGTAACCCAGATTATGTAAAAGATCATGGGTATGGTTATCGTATGCCCAAGAAGAGCCTGTATCGTGATGAATCGTATTTCAATGACTTCGGCATTAGATATGATGCTGATGGTAATGAGATTGCTACTAAAAACGTAGAGCAATGGAATATGATTCAAAAACTTAAGGAAATAAAAAGACAATCCCTTTCCTTATACAAAGAGCAGAGCCCCAATTTGTATGCTATTCCACAGATATCCAAACAAGATATAGAACGTATGGAGGGATTGGGTATCAACTTCAAAAATACGGTTCGTAATTTTGTATCAGATCTCTGTCTGGACAGAGTAGACGATTCTCTATACGGTAAAACCAGACAAGGGGAAGTATATGATCCAGAAGATAGGATTAGGTCTATACCTAAATACTACATATATGAATTAGAGAACCAAGATGACGTATCTCATGATTTTGGTTATTCTTATTCGATGCTTATGATGCAATCATCGTTATACAACGAAAAGCAGAAGTCTATAGAGCTTGCCCAAGGACTGGAGCAGATGTTACTGAATAAGCAATTTGAAGGCGGTAAGAAAGCTGAGGCAACTCAAGCATACCAGATGTTTAGAGACTTCTTTAATGACCATTATTATGGCATTAGGATGAACACCAAGAAACTTACGGTTAACATCGGTGGATACACGATAGATCTTACAAGAATTATGATGGCCGTTGAAAGGTTTATGTCGGTCATGAACTTAGCGCTGTCCCCGTTTGTGGCAGCTACCGGCGCTCTGACAGGTCATATTAACCTCATCATGGAATCTGCCGTAGGACAATATATAAGCAAAGATTCCCTTAAATATGCATCGGCTGAGTTTTCACGTCTTGCGCCATCTTGTATAGCAGAAACCGGAGACATAGATAGAAAAAGCAAATTATATGTCATAGGTGAGAGAATGGGGATATTCAATATCCGAAATCGTATGTATGGTGCCGGATATAATAGGGTGGCCCGGACCTTAATGCGTTCACCGATGTATGCTTTTATGGAAATCATGAACTACCCTCTTGATCCGCAGGTTATGATCGCTACTATGGATAACGTTCGTTATTACAAAGGTCGGTTCTACACGTTCCAGGATTTCAAGATGGAAAAAGAACGCAATAAAGAACAGAGCACCATAAAAAGAGAATGGGATGCATTAAAAGATCGTACTTTATGGAGTATGGTAGATGTCGTAGACGGCAAGGTGGTTGTGAAACCAGGATCGGGTGTTACTGTTGAGGAGGTTGAAACTCAGATGGCTATAACCCGAAATCAGGTTCGTAGCCTGTCTCAGATATGTAACGGATCTTTGAATGAAGAAAACCGGACCGCCGCATCCCGCAACTGGATAGCCAGGTTCATGACTGCCCACCGAGGATGGCTGGTGCTGGCGGCTCAACGTCTGTGGAAAAGAAGGGGATTCAATTTCCAGACAATGCAAGAAGAGGAAGGGCTGTCAATTACGTTAAAGAATATGATAGCTAAAACATTTAGCTTAGCTTCCGAGCCTGGTATGAAAAATATCATAGATGCCTGGAACGAAAATAAAGATAAGATGGGTGAGGTGGAAAAGACTAATCTTAAACGCCTCAGTGTTTATGCCGGCACGTTCCTCATCATGCAGGCCGTGTCTATGCTTCTTGCCGGATGGCGTGATGATGATGAAAACGAGGAAAGCTGGCTTACTCAATTCGGATCCTATGTAGGATTCAGAACCATAAATGAAATAGCATCTCAGATGCCGTTTATTATGGAGCTTAATGTGGTGGATATCATTAATGACCCTTTTGTTATGGGACGGAAACTGAAGGATCTCACCGATCTCAGGAACTACTCACTTGATAAAGTAACATCTGGTACATACAAAGGTGAGTCTAAGTTATTTAGACAACTCGCTAAACAGACGTTTATCAAACAATGGTATAACATTAAGACGCCGGAAGACGTAGCACGTGCCTATAACTGGTGGCAGCAGACGAACAACAAGTCAATGATGTTTTTCATCGGTGCCACTCCTGATTCAGAAGGAGACGATGATGTGAGCTACAAGTAGACGAAGAATATTGGGCTTATATTACTACAATATGGCTCTAATATGCTATCTTAGCATTGTCAAAGAGTAGACTATACGTTTTTTTGTTCTTACTTTAAAGGTTATGTAGGTTTAATTTTTTTTGAAATTGTTTTCTTACCAGTTCTCAGTCAGCGATGATAGAGAACTGGTTTCTTTTGTTATGAAAAAAAATGCTATCTTGCAAAAAAAATAAAATAATGAGAAGAAGGTTTTTGTCATATGATTTATTTCAGACGATAATTCCCGTTTTCGCCGTTAGTATATCTGCACCTCTTTCCACTTGGAAAAATGCCGTTCATATACTTACCACGAGATCGAGGGAAAGTGGTGGTATAAATGTTGGAAAATATGCTGTTGATATTGCCAGTTCCAATTACGTGTGTACTATGGGAGATACCCAGAGTATAGATTGCCATATGACTCCATCTGGTTCCGGCATCAATTGCTATTTCAATAATGGAAATGTCACAGGGGATATTTATCTTACATTTTATCTGGAGGATGTTCTGTACTATTTCTATATAACAGATAAGACAAACGATTCAGATCTTCGTCCTCAGCTTTCTATGGATGTTGATAAATATTTTATAGATACTATACATATAATAAAGACAATA